CCAGCACCCTTTTCCACAGACAGCTTTTCTCCGCGTCCAACTGCTAGGCTTGGGCCGCCTTCTTTCATTTTGGCCGTTTTGGCCGATTCTTTAAAATCAGCAGCAGTTGGAGCGCCTTTGCTTCCCGGCTTACGCATGCGCTCACCAGAACCTTCAGCTATTCTTTCTTGCTTGGCATTGATATTGTCATACAAGCCGCCTCCTTTAAATTTTTTGCCCTTGTCAGCCTCGTTAAATTCTTTGCCAACTTTTGTAGGGATGCCAACTTTTTTGGCAAACGCAGGGTTATGTGCGACTGCCGCCATCAAACGGTGTTGGGAAGGTGATTTGCTTGGCATGATCAGTCAGGATTCTTGATGATAACAATGCTGAAGTTTGCCGTTACATTGGATGATGTTGTGGCGCTTGCCCGGACTTCGATGTCTGTTTTTTCCGTAAAACCTACCGGGTAATTCAACGGGATGGCAAAAGAACCGCCGTTTGCGCATCTGCCTTGAATTGTGTTGTCAAAAACCCCGCCCAACGGCCTACTGTACAAACCAATGTTTGTATATGCATTAGCGGTAGTAACACCGGAAGAACAGAGAAAATCAAAAATGTAACCCGTATATCCAGCAGGAACGGTGTAAATACAAGCCGTTGCGCCGCCATCAGCGGTATAAACACCATATACAGTAGCAGGTTTTCCTGTCGTTACCGCCCCAACCCCCGCGTAAATATTCCCAGCCGCCGCACCGCCAGAACCCGCTGTATTGACCATTAAATGCAATACACGCAAAAAAGTAGCAGTAGTAGTAACAGCGGTCTGGCCATTCAATGAAACTGTTTCATTGATTTGGTTGTAACTGCCATCAAGACCGTAAACAGTGACAGTTCTTGCACCAGTTCCAGCCGCAGTATCGTTTGTGTCTGAACTCGAAACTTTTATTGCAACCGCGCTTGCTGGGTACGCATAAACCGTACTCTCACTCCATACAGTTTCATATGAAGTGCCAACAGTTGCATTAAAACCAGACACAAATACCGGTGTGTGCCCGTCAACTTGTCCACGGCTTACTTGCAAATCAAACGGTTCATAAGCGCCCTGACGAGTGGCGGAAGAGTAAGTTCCCATCTAAATCTCCTAAAGAGGGAGGGGCCGAAGCCCCTCACCCATTACTTAACGCGACCACCCTTTTTATAGGTGCCAGACAACTGGTTAATTGACACAGGCGTCGGAGGCCGCTTGCTACCTTGCGGCATTTTCTCCGGACGACCCGAATCATTCACCGAGCCTCCAGTAGCGTACTTTTGGGCGCCGCCTTTGACGGAAGGATTGCCCATCATCCCACCGTCAACAGCTTTTTTTGAGGAACCGCCCTTCTTGTAGCCAATGACTTCTTTGCGGTTCGGCGAAGCCTTGCGAATGATTTGGCGCTCAACTTCCGTAACGCCACCCTTCATCGGACCACCGGGCAGCTTGCGCGGCTCACGACCTTTCATGAAGTCTTCCATCATCGAAGGCCCGGGCAGATTGCGCCCTTTCATGAGGTTTTCAAAATGACGACGTTCTTCATCGCTCATATACCCCGGACCCATAAGTTCCGTAGCAAGTTCACGCTCACGGTCCGTCGGGCCACCATCAGCCATCTTCTTGGTGCGGCCACCCTTTTTGTAACCGCCTGCATTGCCTAGCTTGACGCCACCAGTCTTGGTGTTGGTCTTGCCCGGAGGAGTGGTCGAGACATTACCCTCAACACCACCACCCTTGGCGTAGCAACGGCCGCCCTTCTTATAACCACCGGCGTTGCCCTTCTTGACTTCGCCGGTCTTGCCGCTGGTCTTGCCGGTGTACTCAGCAGTGTGCATCTTGGTATTGCGATACTCACCGCCTTGACCTTCGGTGTTGATGATGCCGCTCTTTGAGAGACCGCCTTCGGCCATCTTGACCTTGCCGCCCTTCTTGTAGCCGCCTTGGCCCATGGCAACGCCGCCAGTAGCGTAACAATCGCCGCCAGCCTTCATTTTTGGGGCACAAGCACCGCCCTTCTTCAGACCCTTGTGAGCCTTCGAGGCCGGCATCGACTCGTGCTGCTTCAGCTCTTTCTCGGTCTTCTTCATCATGCGCATTTCTGCCATGTGCTCTTTGCTGGTCTCACCGCCTTCCTTGAGGCCCATCATCATTGCCTTGCGGCGGGCACCCATCGACGGCTTGCCCGGAGCGCGGACAACAGCATTGACAGCAGGACGACCAATCAGAGCAGGGGTACGAGCCAAAGCGCCCAGAACACCACCGTCCATCATCTTCTTGCCAGCCTTATGGCCATCCTTGGCCTTCGGCATCGTGGCATGACCACCCTTCTTGAGCTTCAACTCAACGGTCGGCTCAGTGGTCATCATCTTGACCATCGGTTTGAACTGTCCCATTACTGCCTCCTATTAGGCTTGGGTGACGCCGAGGGCGCCAACGCGGGTAGCATTCGGACCAACTGCAATTGCCGGCAGCAGGATGCTCATCACTGTACGAATAATGCCATTCGACGCAGTAGCAGGGGTGTATGTACCGCGAACATCACCAGTGGTGGTCGTAGCAGTTGCAGTGTCAGCGGCGACAAACGTCCCAGCGTCATCCGCCAGTGTGTTGTTACTCTTGACGCTTGCCACATAAGCCACGTTGGCTACGCGAACCGGAATACCCAACACGTTGGTTGTGCCAACAGTCAGAGCAGTACCAGTAGCGCCACTCACGCTCACAGAAGTGATGAGGTAGAAGGCTTTCAAACCATTCACAGCAGTGCTTACAGCGGCGCTGGAAGTGATTGCTTCGCTCATCGCTTGACCGTAAACGTCAAAACCAGACACGGTAACAGTCACAGGAGCCACGCCCAAGGTGTAGGTCAATCCGGTCGGTGTACCTGCGGTGGTAACAACTGCCGCGCCTGCTGTAGTGGTCAGGGTCGCAGAGGTTGCTGTTACAGCGGTCAGGATGTAGGTTGTTGGGTTGGTGTAACCAGTGATAGTGCCTGTGCCACCCAAAGTGCCAGAGATAGTCAGGCGCTGACCAGTTACCAAACCTGCTTGCGAGGTGAAGGTGATTTGACCACCAGTGCCAGCAATAACAACACTAGACAAAGTTGAGGCAGCGGCAGTTGCAGTTGTCACGCTGACGCCGCGAGGCATATCAAGAGCCAAAGCAGAAACACCACCGGCGGTAGTGACTGACTTCACAGAAGTGCCAGCAGTCAGCGTCAAAGCACCAGCGGCGGCAGGAGTTTGTGACGCGGCGATGTTGTTTGCCGCGGCGGCTTGAGGAACCATGTCCCACACATAGATGCGACCCAAGGGGCCAACACCAAGGCTCATTGGGGCGGGATTATCGAAAGGCTCCAAGTCATGCAAAGTCAACGCAGTACCGTTTGCAATGTTAATTGCTTGGTTCAGCGTGTAAGTGCCAGCGCCACCAGTACCAGTGCCAAAGGCAGTGATGTAGGTGCCATCAGTAACACTTGTTCCATCAACAAACATACCAACCACGATTGGAGCACCAAAGCCCACAGAAGTGATTGTCAAGGTTGAAGAGGATGAGCCACCAGTGCCGCCAATTGCGGTGGTGGAGTAATTGCGCAGACCCGTACCTATGTAGGTTTGGGCGGGGCCTAGAAATAGGTCATCAGAAAATTGAGGCATCGTCTTCTCCTTGAAAAGCTTGACGAATTAAAGGGAAACAGGGGGCCGAAGCCCCCCGTCTTTGCTACTTACACACCCGGGGTGCCGTACATGGCACGCCAGTCAGTGAAGCCGGTGTCATAACGCTCAGTTGCCTTGTAGCGCATGGTGTCGGTTTCAAAGTCACCTTCCATGGTCTTTTCCAGCTTACGACGCATCAGAAGCTTCATGCCTTCCGGAGCATCGGTCTGGACCCACCAAGCGGTGGCCGAGGTCAAACGCGACAGAACGGCAGCACCTTCATCAAGCAGACCAATCGACTTGATGGGGTTGATGTCGTTGTTGGCGTTGCCCGAACGGAGAACGCTCTTCAGCAGAACTTCTGCTTGGAAGATGTTGCCCGGGGCCACAACCAGTTGACGCGGAACCAGACGAATCTTCTTACCGTTGTTGTCCACAGCCTGACGAATCTGGATGAGCATTTGCTCAAGCGAGGTTTGCGACAGGTTAGCGGCGGTGGTCAGCAGGTTGCTGACGGTACCGTTAACAATCGGGTGCGAAGCCGAGTTCAGAGCCACGCCGTCACCACCCGGATATGCCGAGTTGAACGCGCGGTTCAACACGTTGGCGCACAGGGTTTCCTTGGTTTCAATCAGCGATTGAGCCAAGTGGCGTGCATAGACCTGACCGATACGGATGTGGTCGCCGTCTTCAACAAGCACCTTGGTCAGCGCGAAGGCCAGACCATAAACGTTGTAAACGTAACGCTTGAGGAACAGCACACCACCTTGTTGGTACGAAACCGGCGTGCCATCAGGCAGTTGCGGTGCCGCGCCAAAGCCGTACAGAACCGGCTCTTCGTGGTAGTTGCGGGGAATACCTTCTTGTTCGCGGAAAACACGCGACCATTCGTCGGTACGTTGGTCGTAGACACCGTCGAAGCACTCATTAAGAATGGGTTCGACAATGCTACGAAAGTCTGTACTGCGCATCGGGGCTGCCATTTTTTAGCCCTCCTTAGACGGCAACCGGCGTGTAGTTAGCGCCGGAGACGCGAACTTGGCCGAATTGGAATTGAGCAACCGTGGCGCGAACGATAACGTAAGCGTCACCCCAAGCATTGTCCGGGTACGGAGCAATATCAACGATGCGCATCGCAGCGACACTGTTGGCACCAGCAAGGGTGGACGACAGAGTTGCTTGCGACAGACCCGTGGTGGTCGAACCAGCAGTTGAGTTGGTGATGTTTGCTTCGTCACCAATCGACGACTGGGCAACCGAGCCATCGGTCTGGATTTCATAGACGATGTTCGGGTCGTTGTAGAAATAAGCCACGCACGAACCAGCTTGGTAGGCAGTGTTAGCCGGCCAGTAGTTAGAGACGCGACGACGACCAGTGGTATCGGTCCACTCAACGCCGGCAAATGCGCCGACGAAAGCTTCCGAGCCAGAGGCCACGACGATGGTGCCAGCGGTGTCATACTTAACCGGTTGGCCCTTCAGGATGTCGGTGTTATAAGCCGACGCGATGCCGCCAGCCAACGCTTGAGCGCGGTCCAAACCACTCGGGTGGAACGCAGGGCGCAGGCCAAACGGAGCGGAAGTTGCAGACATAATCTTGCTCCTTATTTGGATTATTACCGGCTAGAAAACTGGTGCCGGCAACGGTTTATCAATTTCGCCCAGACCTTCGCCTTCGACCTGTCCGAGACCACGTCCCGAACTATCACGCCCTTGAACTCGCTCTGCTTGGACGCGAATCTTGTTCGCCTCCTCCTGAGGAGCGTCATGGTGGAAATGCGCCATTACTTCCTGATAGATGTCCATCGGAATCTTGTACAGCAGCATTTCGTTACACGCGATAAACCCAATATGTTCGCCAGCTTTTACACGGTGATTGTCCATACCCGGCAACTCATCCGCTTTCACGGGCACGTAGCCAAGTCGAATCCGTTTATCAATACTGTCGTAACTATTGGTAGTAGAAAGCCAACATAGGTGCCACCCCGGGATATCCGGAGCATTGGGCAGCGCACTTTGTGTCCACTCATCCTTCCACATCTTGCGACGTTCGTCAGACAAAGCAGACTGTTCCTCCGGAGCGGCACGCGCATAGTCAAGACTAGCTCGCGATTCGCGGCCACCAGCAGAGAGAGACTTCTTGAGGCGAGAATCCATTCTTAACTCCTGTAACCGTTGTTTTGTCGTGCTTCTTGCGCGTAGCGTCGAATCATCTTCGCTCGCTTGTCCGGGTCATCCCAAAAGCCTGCGTCTTTCATGGCGCGAACTTGCTCGGGCGACAACGTAAACGTGTTACGCCCGCCGCTACCACTATTCGACATACTTTCTCTTCCTGAACCCGTCACAACATTCCTCGGTCGGCGTTGAGCAGATTTTCCTCCTGCCTGTTCAGTATAACGATGGGGCAGATAACGCTGCAAGCGATTATCTAATTCATCCCAATAATCAGCTGTACGAGGGTCCCAGCCCTCTTCAGCAAGAGCTTGGTCAATAGTTAAAGCAACTTTTACGTCCGGATTATTGTCGGCGGGGTTATACCAAGAGTTTCTAGACATCCACTCACTGGCATGACGCTGCAATACAGGGTCTGCGGCGGTTTGAGCCGGGCCTTGAGGTTGTTGGACCGCCCTTTTCTTCGCAGCCTCAAGCATTTCTAGATTTCGGCGCGATTCAAACCACATTTCTTGCGCAGAAGTCAGCAATTCACCGTCTTGAGAATTGGTTGCTTCGGCAATTTTGTGTTTTGCGAAGTTAATACGCGAACGCTGGTCATCAATTGCCTTATCTAAACGGGCAAAATCAGACGCAAGCGATTTACGCTCCTGAACGGCCATTTTCTCGGCCATTTCAGAAACTTGACGACGCAAAAACTGCAATTCAGTGCGTTCGGCAGAGTGAACCTGCTTGGCATACTCGCGACGAGCCTTACGTTTGGCCCGTTTTTGTGCCCTTACAGCCTCACTGTCGTCGGGATAGTCTTCATTATCCGAAGAATCGTCCTGACTATCAGAGCCAGCAGCCCCAATTTCGTCTTTTTCATCGTCTGACTGAGGATTTTCCATGCCTTCCGGCAAATCAATGGTCGCAGAACCATCTTTTTCCTCAATGACATCAATGTCTTTTAGCTCTTCTTTGTTGTCGCTCATACGAATGCCCTCACAGTCAACGGATTGCCGGTGATTTTGGCAATGACTTCGTGGTCATTGAGGACCATAAACAGGGCAGGCTCTTCCTCGCCGGGCACTTCAACCTCCCAGCGGTCACCACCCCACTTCGGAACCCGAATGTAATCACCAACGGCACACCATGACCCCTCAGGCCACAGCTCCATATCGTCGCGCTTGCGGAACGCAAGGGGACCAATCTCAATAACCTTGGCCACCATGTTGTTCCACTTCTCGGTTTCTTTGGTTTCGTGAACCAAAATAATCCCGGCACTCGTAGCTTTGTCTTTGGTTCGGCGCAGTTGTACTAGAACTCGCGCTCCAAGAGGCTTCGCACCGGGGTCTACAGCAGGAAATGCATCCCGCAAATCAGCGTCATTACACGCTACCGGCTCATTCATATTCATCGTCTTCCCTTAACAGGTTGTCAATAATGTTCAGGGTTGCTTGCAACCCCGCGTGTTCCCCCACCAGACGTTGATAGGCCGCAAAGTCTCCCGCAGTTCCCCGCGCAAGACTGACGGCTATCTCGTTCTGACGCGCTTTTACAGCACTTATGAGGTCAGACAGCGACTTCATGCGTTGTCTTTGTCAACGCCCTTGTTGCCAAAATTGCCATGGTCCGAGTTAGCCTCGGGCATGGTGGCCGAACCACGTTCTTGGAGCGAATCACCTTCAATCCAAGCACCGGCGGCCATCCGGTGATGTTGCTTTACTTCTTCGCTTTGCTCTTGCTTAACATCAGTTGCCATTTCAACCTCCTAGGTCACGCTGGATAGCGTTGTTCAACGTCATAGCAGTCTCATACTGCTCTTTGCGCAATTTGGCCTCGTCAATAGTCAAATCTGCGGCTTTCATGCGCTCCTTAGTCAGATTGTTTTCGGCGTTCATAGCCACTTCAATCTGACGGTCCATAGTCTTGCCAGCCTGTTCGGCTTGCAGACGTTGTGCTTGTAGTGCCAGCTCTGCTTGGTCACGCTGCGCTCTACGTTGCGTTTCAGCCATCGATGCCTGCAGGACTGCTTGAGCTTCAGGGTCCATCGGCGGTTGTTGCTGAAACTGCTTCATGTATTCGCCCAGTTGGCCAACAGCAGCAGTAATCTGCGCCAGAGTCTGCTGAGAGTCTTGCTTGACGTGCTCAGACGCCAGAGCCATGACGCGGTCAATCTGCTTGGCAAACCTCGACTCTTCATACTTGCCAAGTTTTGCTCCCGGGGTATCCGGGGTGGCGTAGTCATTCATCTGCTGTGTGTACCAGAGCAACAGATGCTGCTTGATGTGTTCAAGAGCCTGCGGAATGAAGCGCGGGGCAATCAAACGGCTGGCACCTAGGTTGGGGTCCATCGCGTAGTTCAGGTGAGTCATGATGTGCGCCAGATGGTCCTGACGCGGATACGCAAAGGCAGACTGCCCCAGAGTCATGGCGGCGTTCTCTTCTGCAGCGTTGCGCTCTTGAGCCTTGCCAGAGTTAGGCATCAACTCATTGACGTTCGGAACCTTCAGCTGTTTGAGAATCCGTGCTACCGCAACCCGTTGGTCAATCAACATCGGAAACTGTTGAGCCAACTGGAGAACCGCTTGAGACTGCGCCATGCGCTGGGTCTCAGAGAAGATGTGCGGGTCAGAGACAGGAACAACGTCGGTGTTGCGCTTGAAGTCTTCGCGCTTAATCGGCAGTTCAGCAACGACATCGCCTTTCTTCTGTTCGTCTAAATACCAGCGGTTGATGCGCCCAAGGATAGATAGCAGACGACGCTGCGATTCATGCAGGCGACCGTGAATGCTTGAGAACACCGCAGCGCCCTGTTCAATCAGGGCTTGCGCCGTACCCACAGGCATCTGGCTGGTCGCATCGGCAATCTTCTCTTCCGAGGTTGTGACTACACCCTTAGCAGCGTCAGTCAGCCAACCCAACAGTTGATAGAGAACAGGCGACGGCGGATTGAACGGCATCGGCATCGCAACCTTACGGATGTCATCAACGCCCGGGGCTGCTTCAATTTCGGCGATTTGAGTAACCTCAACCTGTTGAGATTGACCAGAGACCTTCGCCCCCTTTAGCTTCAGCATGGTCGCTGCGTTATTAATGTGGGCCGAGTCCATCAGGGCACGCAAAGCACCCGTCAGAGCCGCTGAGAGGCCGCCTATGAGGTGCGGCAGGCCGATGGCATATGCACCCCGCCACGGGATGAATTTGAACTCTACGTGCCAGTCCAGCTTGGTCATGGTCTCATCGCCGTCTTCCCAGTTGCGATACAAACCGATGACCTCACTCTCGAGTTCATCAATCATGAGGATGTAAGGAGCGGACTCGCCCTTCGTGTAGTTGTCCTCATCGAACGACAGGTATGTGTATACGTGGTATACGCGGCGCAGACCGTCAACGCTGTCTTCGTACTTGCGGCCTTCAATCTTGTTGTTGGCCTTCATCGGGCCAGTCTCTTCCGGCTCCATGGTGGCGCGAATCATGTTGATGTCGCGATACAGGCCAGCGCCAATACGCTGTTCCATCTCCCACTCGGTGATGTCTTGCATCTCCGTTGCACGCTGTGCGGTGTAGAAGTTGGTAGCCGCGAACGGCAGAATCATGTTGTCGATAGGAATGAACTCTGCGCACGGGCGCTTCTTCTTGTCGTCGTACCAGAGCTTCATGTACTGACTACCACCGAGAGGTAGTTGGGTCAGCATCTGGTCGAGTTCGTCCTTGAACTCTTCAATCTGTTCGGTCAGCTGCCAGTTGATGTAGTCACGCTTGCGCTCTGCAACCTCAACCTTCTCGTCGGTCACCTCACCCAGAATCTTCGTTCGGGTAGGACCATCAGGCGGAAACAGTTCTTTTGATGCGCGGGCAGCGAAGTCAACACAAGCCTCTGCCATGACAGGGTGAACGACCTTAGACGCGCCAGTGAAGGTGGCACCACCGGGGGCGTCGTTGCCCATACCAGTACGCTTCAATCCCTCTTCGTATTGCTTGTCGCGTTGCTTGCGGGCTTCCTTGTCCTTGTCAATAAGCTCGATGTAACGCATGGCGATAGTGTCCAGCTCCATTGGGCTGAATACTTCGGCAAGGTTCTCATAGAAGTCTTCCGACTCATTAGGACCCTTGAACTCATCATCAAGACTGACTACAGCGGAACCATCAGGCAGCTCCTCAATGTCGCTCATGTCATCAGGAAGCTCGACCTCAGCACCACCGTCTTCAGTAGGCTTAATGCCATCAACGAAACGACCATAATTCGGGTCGATAGGAAACTCTTCAGCCATTCGTTACCTCTTCTTTACTGATTTAGTAGTGGAGCCGCCCGCTTTCTTAGGAACCGGCAACCGAAGTTCATCGCTGCCAGCAAACGGACTCTTGCCCATCTTGCGTCTAGCATCTGCCCAGCCTTGGGCTTTATCCAGCATTTGCTCTGTGAGTTCGCCGTTTGATAGGAGAGTTCTAATCTCATCCGCGGTCAAAGTAGGAACAACTAGCGGGTAGTCCCCAGCATCATCAGACGATGAGTACTCGGTCATAACGTCACCAGACGAAGTTGTCATTGGGCCGAAGTATCCCTTACCCTTCGGCAGCTCAGAGTCATGACGCAGGCCATACGGAAATGCGTTGGCTTCAACCTTGCCGCCCTTCTTCTTGGGCACGTTTATGCTTACTGGCCTACCTTGTCCCTCAGGCATATTTCTGCCGGCGTAAAGACGCAAAGCCATATATGGATTCAATTCAATCGGATTGAACACCTCGGGCTGCGCAATGTAATCAGACATCTTAAACACTTCTTCTAATGTCTTCCCGCCAGACGCCGGCGGCTTTTGCAGCCTATTAAAGTCATAGGTGTCTTCCACAACGTATTTCTTAGTGGTGGGGTCCAATCTGTAATTGAATTGGCCAAGGGTCGTGCGAAGAGACTCGTAAGGATTTTTGCCGGCCTCTAAAACCCCCTTGTTGCCGCTGACTTGACTTGTGTTCATAAAAGAACCGTAGTCATCATATTGGATGCTTCCCTTGCTTCCACCCTTGCTTGAAATCATTGCGTTCAATGCACGCAACTCAGGCTCGCTAAACATTTTTTCAGTAATGGGGGCTTTATTCTTATCAACAAACGTATCTAAAAAAACTTTCTGATTGGCGGGCAAAGAGCCTCTATCTCTTAAACCGCCATATGCCTGTAAAGCAAGTTCAACGAGCTTGTCCGCTGTTTTTGCTGGCAGTTCATCAATGATTTCTGACAATGACTTAGATTTTTCTTGGGTTTGAGGGGGACCACCATCTGCCATGTGGACTTCACCACCTTTAGCCTTCAACTGCTCGTCATTGCGCTTGAGGATGTCTGCAAGCTCATCAGAGAACAGGACGTAGTTAGATGTGCCCGGCATAACGTCAACACCAAATCCTTTTTCTTGTTGTTCTTTGGCGTAATTTAATGCTTGCTGCTCAGTCATAAATGAAACAGGCTCACCATATGGCTCACCTTTATATGAAGTTTGCACTCTAAAGTTAGAGCGTGAGCCAGCATCTAGGTAACGGATGCCGGGAATGCCAAGTGCCTTTAATTGTTGCGAAGCAAGCGGCATTCCAAACTTCTCTTCTGCCTGTTCTGCAGAAAAATGAATTGGAGCATCTTGAGCATAACGACCAGTTAAACCACGATAGTATTCAGCGCCACTACCGTACAGTTTATCTTTGGCCCGCTTGTCAACAGACAACATAGACTTTACATAATCGCTTTGTTCACTCAGCGGCTTGTCGTAATCCAAGAAGTGATGCGGGCTAAGCGGGTCAGCAGCCTCTCTCGCTGCGTCAGGCCAGCGAAGGTTTGTTTCGTAGAAACTGCCGGGCTCTTCCCAACGAATAGATTTACCTTTTAGCTCAGATTTAACTTTGTTTGCTTGGTCAATAAGTTCTTGAGAAATCGTTTTTCTTGTTTCGTTTTTTGCATTTTTTATCTTTTTTTGCAAGTCATTTATGTATTCATCAATACTTATATTTCTTGAGGCAAGAACGTCAGCAACCTCCCAAACATCTTGAGAAATGTTTTTTGCTGGAATTTCTCCAACCATAGCCATGCCAGCTTTTGTTGGGCCAATTCTGTCAGCTCTTGTTAATTGAACTTGATAGCCTTTCGCAACATTCGGGTTCTCCGCAAAGTACAGACCATGTCCATAAACCTGTGCGCCTTCGCCACTACCAATCTTTGACATATCAAACTTGTCGAACTTGTGCGGGCTGCCGTGGTAAGCCTTGATGGCACCCATCAGTGCGGGCGCTAGGAACTTACCGCCCAGTGCAGCAGCGCCCTTTACAGCGGGCGGCAGGGCTACGTCTAGGCCGGCTTGAATCATCGCATTTCTGTAGTCACCCTCAAAGGCAGACTTAGCGGCACCGACAAACGGTAAGACGTTTTCAGCGGCTGTCACTAGAGCTTCCCCGCCCTTACCCGCTCGAGGTGATTTCATTTCCACTTTGCCGGTATCCATTGCGGAAAGCAGATATTCATTTAGTAACTGCTCTTTACTCGGCATAGGGATTCATCCTCTTGGGTTTTATGTCGATGAAGTCATCATCATCGTAACGAGGCTCTGGGTCGATGTCTAGGAAACCCATATCCTTCAACAATCTAACGGCCTGCGTTGCACTGTCTACATAATCGTCGTGCTCTGAATCGGGGAATGAACATATCTGGCTGAGGAAGCCCTCACACCAGTCTCTGACAAAACCCTTCTTGACAGACGACTCAGGTAACCAGACACGCTTGGCTGCAAATATCGCTGCGGCAATTTGCAATCTCTGCATTTTATCCGCTCGCCCCGGATTATAAGAGCGCACCGGCAAGTGAGCGCGTTGCAGTTCCTGAATCAGTGAAATGCCAGCAGCCTTATCCTCAACCAGAATCAGGTCAGGCTTTTTCGCATCTTTACCTTCGCCATATGACACCCTGAACTCATCAATCACCCGAGGCTTCAAGTCAGGGAACGATAGGTGTTCAGCCCAGCAGTCAATCAGCAGGACAGACATCGGGCCATCCATCGGCTTGAAGACTCCCCACGTCGTACAGGCTGTTGGGTCGTTGTAGGTCTTCTCGCTGAAGGCGCAATCGTAAGACTGGACGATGAACTCGAACTTCGGGAAAGGCTTCTCAGCGGGCCACAGGCGGAACATATTCCGGCTGACAACCTTGCCGTCCTCGAGGTCAACAATCTCACCCAAGACTTCCTGCTCAAAGAGCTTGGTACCACGATACTGCTCTAGCTGCTGTGCGAACGACGGCGCTAGGTTGTTGATGTTTTCATACGTCGTTGCTCTATCGACGATGCAGTCTTCTCTATCGACCAGTTCGAGGATTAGGTCTTTAGGCTTCGGCGTTGTAGTAACAATGACCCGGGGTTGTTCCCCAAGACGCAGACCAAACATCATCATGTCCCACGCGTCTCTGAGGTATTGAAAGGCTGCTAATTCGTCGCACCAAGCGAAGTGCCACTGTGGGCCGCGTAGACGCTCATACGAGTCGCCAGAGATGCCTCTGATGATTGACCCGTTAACGAGCTTTATCTGATGGTCCTGCTTGTTGTAGTCGGATATCAGGGCTTGCGGGACTACAGACAATAGCCCTGACTGTCCCTCGAAGCAGGTGAACTTCACGTCATTAGACGTAGGGGCCAGCACTAGACACCGGGATTCAGGATGAGTCCATGCCCACCACCAGAGGGCTTCGGCAGCAGAGCGAGTCTTCCCCGCTCCCCGCCCGGCAAGCATCATCCACACTGTGTAGTCCACCTCGAGGGGAGGAGGGACTTGGTACTTGTGAGCAGTAGCCAGCCATTTGATTCTCGCCGCCACCGCTACTTGTTCGTGCGGTGACAGCGATTGAATCTTGTCAGCTAGTTCCAGCACTGATTTCTGGCGGCAGCTGTTTTTCTGCCTCTTGCTTGATTCGCATAGCCAGCGGCCAGACACCGTGACCAGTCGGTAGTGCGCTCAGAGCAGAGAGCACCATATTCACTTCAGGCGCGGTGAATTCCAAAGTGATTTTCTTCACGGGCAGTTCATTCTGTTCCACGGATTTTCATCTCCAATATTTTGAGAGTTTCACGGACCTCTTCCGAGTTTTGATTCTGTACAACGACAGGCGCTTCAGAATCACCGGCAAGAGCAATGCGGTCACCGTAACGCTTCGGGTTCCACTTGGCCAGCAGCTTCAGTTTGATATCTGCCCGGGCACGAATCAGTTGCACGTATCCAGCATCGATTCGACCACCGCCCTCAGACAATATGCGCTCAGGGTCAGCGTTAATCTCGTTGAGAATATCTTCGGCGATTGCCTCTTGCCCTAATTCTCTGGCTTTCGCGATGGCTGTGGATAATTCTTCGTTGCGATACATCCAATCATAAATAGTGCGCCACTCAGGCATATGGTCATCTCTACAGATTTGGCGTAGAGGTTCTCCTTCAGAGAGGCGCTGTGTTATCTCTGTTGCTAGTTCTGGTGTGTATTTAGATGGGCGTCCGCCTGTGCCTTTTGGCGGCCCGGGTTTCTTGCGCGGAGGCTTTTCCATTTGGCTACCTCGTTAGTTGAGATAAACCAATTGTATCACTGTTTAGTAAACAACAAGGGGACCGAAGTCCCCGTGATTTAATTGATTAGTTTAGGTCTCTGGATAACTGTCTGCTGAACTCCGTCGTAGAGCTGGTGCTCTTTGACTGAAGCTTTGATGGTAATGGTTTCGCCCGGGTCTCCGATGTCGGTCTTGCCTTTGTAGACCACGACGTTGTTGTTCTTATCACGGCAGATGTTCAGATAGTTGTTCCCGTACAGTTCACTGAACAAAACGATGACCTGCTCGATGGTGACTGTCAGGGTAACTGCATCCCCGATGTTGCCGATGTATTGGCTTTGGGTGTTGGCGGCACGCTTCGCAACTTCTTTGGCAACCATATCCAAGACTTTGTCTGTGGGTTCTTTCATGGTGTACATGAACTCTGAGCACATACGGTCCCAGAAGTTGGATTCGTCACCGCTGCACAGCCCTTTCAGGGAATCGATGAACTCTGAGTTCTTGAGGTAGTAGGCAATGAACTGCTCTGCTCTTTTCTCATCGTTTTTTCTCTTGCGTTCAGCATATGCTTGTTCTTTGCGGGCTTTAGCGGTCTCGGCGGTCTTTATGACCTTTGCCAGCTCTTCGGCGGTGTACAGGCGTTCCTTACGGGAGCTTTTGATGCCGGTGTTGCCGCAAGTCCAACAATCGAACCCGATATTGCTACGCGGTGCGCCATTCTCAATCCAGCGGACCCAAAGACGTTTTCCGTTTACAACACAGCAGCGGTCGCATTGAATGTAGCGCGTGTAAATGGCTTTGCCGGCCTTGTTGAACGAAGGCGCTTGTTCGTAAAGTTCGCCTTGGCGGGTGAAGAGCTGTTCCATTTCGCTTTCCTTTCGCTGTTAGGGGACCGAAGTCCCCGATTGATTTAGATGGCGTCGATGTGAATTGGTCGAATCTCTCGGCCGGCGTAATCGTAGATGACTCCACGCTTGTACTGCAGGTCGGTCAGTGTTTTGCCTGCGGGATAGCCGAGGGTATCGCTACGCAGGACTAGGGTTCGACCGTCCTTATATTGGTCCCAGTACATACGAGCCATCTTTTGCTCGAAGGTAAATCCGCCGCTGGTGCCTTTGAATGCCATGATGTTTATCCTTCGCTTTTGGTTTTGCTGTTAGGGGGCCGTAGCCCCCGTGTAATTTTTATTAATTACCAAATTCAATTGAGTGTGGAACCCAAAAAGCCAATCCACTAGCATCAACAACAGTTTCGTCATCTTCCAACCCAAACGGTACAATCAATGCCCAACCCAGAAGGTTGCCATCCTTGTCGCGAACCCTAATTTGAGCTTCTTCAACGGACTCAATGGCGGCAAAAATTGCTTTTTGGTTTGTGCTTCTGCGTTCTGCCCATGCTTCGCCGTCCCACACCGAAACATTGTGTCCACACTTCAGGGCAGATTTAACCAAATGCTTGAATGCTTTCATTTTGATTCTCCTTAGTTCGCTATCCGGCTCGTTTGCCGTGATGTAACTATCTCACATACAATCCCTGTATGCGTGAATCTTTTGTTACACAAGTGATTGGTTGCAGGGCCGGGATTTGAACCCGGGTTTCCGGCGCATGAAGCCGGCGTGGTACCTCTTCACTACCCTGCTCTTTAATTATATCAAGTTGTTGATTCGTTTACCAATCCAATGCATGACTGGTACGGCCATTGAATTGCCTAACGCCTTGTATCGCGGGCCATCTGGTGCCTCTGGCTTGTTGCGCCACGGGATGTTCGTGTAACCGCCGGGGAAGCCTTGCAACCGTTCGCACTCAGTCGGCGTGAGGCGGCGCACTTGCATAGCTTGGTGCAAATACGTCTGCTGTTTCGCGCCGGGTTCCGCAGCTAACGCACCCGCAATTTCCATTGTCCGCACTTCGTCACGTTGGTTTTGCGCGAACGCCACCGGCTGCAGCACCATACCGACATGGTCTCCATCAGACTTGCTTGCCCTAATAGTTTGGCAGATGTTAGATACAGTTTGACTGTAGCCATCAAACGCCACCGGCTGCGCGACGGCCATCGGGTTCTTGGCCTGCAACGTCTGTACCAGATTGACATCGGTCTGCGGCGTAGACATCTGTGCGCCAAACGTGATGGGCTGCGCGATGTGCTGGTCTTGGTGCGTTGAGATGGTGAGCGCCAGCTCATCGCTACCCAGATAGCCTTTGCCTCCACCCTCGCAGCCTTGGCACACCTTGAAGGCGTGGGAGACTAATGCTTGAGCCTCTACTCTTTCGTTTCCTGTGCGACTGAAAGGAGCGCCGCTGCTAACTGTGGGGGCAATGCTTTGCCGCGTTTCTCGGCGCGGCGCAGAATCCCAGTACACGCTTTCGCCGACAGAAAAAATCGCTCTGGCAGCGGCCCAGTTTCTAGAACCTCGGACAGCGCACACAAAGACACGTCTGCGTCGTTGGGCCACTCCGAAGTATTGAGCATCAAGAATGCGCCATGCAGCTGTGCGCTTCGGCCCAGAGACCAAACCTGAGTTGTCCCATCGGCCGTCTGGAACGAGGGGCTCACTTGCTCCGACAAGGCCTGCCAGAAAACATCCGAAGGCGTTGTCTTGGCTTGAGAGGACGCCCGGCACGTTTTCCCAGACAATCCAGTTAGGGTCGAAGTGGTCTGCCATTTCGACGAAGGTGAGGGTGAGGTTTCCTCTGGAATCTGAAAGTCCTCCCCGAAGTCCAGCAACAGAGAAGGCTTGGCAAGGCGTTCCGCCGACGAGCAAGTCAATGTCTTCAACATTCCAATCCTTGAATTTAGTCATGTCCCCTAGGTTAGGAACATTAGGATAATGGTGCGCCAGAACGGCGCTTGGGAATGACTCTATTTCGGCGAAACCTACAGGCGTCCAGCCCAGCGGGTGCCAAGCCACAGAGGCGGCCTCAATTCCGCTGCAAACAGAAAGGTATTTCATTGGCAAATCGTCCAACACTTCCCGTCGTCGCAGCAGGTCATACATTTAAGAGTTCCCTTGGGGAACCAGTAGTCCTGCACAGTACAACTTTGGGCTGCTAGCCAAATTGAAAACAGTGCTGCCATTTTATCACCCCCGGATGGTTAGTAAGTTCAGTGCTTCGTTTACACCCGGGACAAGTTCCGGCGCTTCGACAACCTCTTCGACCGTGACCGTATAACGCTTTCCGTTAATGTCAGTCACTGTGAAGTGCTTTGTAGTGCTGTTCAGGGCGCCGCCATCATCGAGGTCCAGCCTCACAGGGCCGGCGGCATAGATAAGGCTCTGGGCATCGTGGTTCTGCAGAGCAGTGCGGCAGAGGTGTGCAATGTAGTCGCAGTAGGCAAGCATTTCAGTCTCCTCAGTACGGTCCGTGAATGAAGTCGATTTCAAAGTAGCCCTCGTGATAACGCTCGTGGGCAAAACGCTTAACGTCCTTGGGAAGCTTGTCGAAGTCACGGTGCTCGCTCAGGTACTTGAGCGCGTTCGTACAGCCGTGGTCCTCTTCGCCATAAAGGTATTCGTCAACAATCCAGAGTGCTTCGTGGTAGTTCATTTCGTCCTCGCTGTCCGGTCTCAAGTGACCGTTAGGTAATCCTAAGTTACACAATCCTCGATGTCAACACTTAGATGAAAAAAAATTAAGGCCCCGAAGGGCCTGTGGGTTACTTCATCCAGTGTCGCGGCCAGAGCTGGTCTATAGCCCTTTTAGCGTTGTTTTCGCGCAGCCACTCTTCAGTGCGGTAAATTCCGCCGGGCGCAACGTAAACACCTTCCTTGACGTAGTGCGGCACGAACTGGACGGTCTTCAGCCAGTAGCAGTAAACGATGTCGGTCTCGGCATAAGTCATTTTTTTATCTCTTGCTAAGTTGGATTTCGTAGATGGCCTCATCGGCCTCGCTGGTCTGGCCTAGCTCATCGAGTTCATCCTCGGTGAGTAGGGTACCGTTCTCATACTCGGCGTAGACGATGAATGCATCAGCCAGCTGACCGTTTGACCAGTTCAGGATGCCGTTGAGGCGGATGCTGTCGTACTTAATCTTTTGTCCTTTGAATTCCATTTCGCTCTCCAAAGGGGGCCGAAGCCCCCGGTGTTAGTTTGTAGTTGCCTTGGCAATGGCGGACATCAGCACTTGATAAGTGCCGACCAGCTCTTGCGTCTGTGGGTAGTTGTCGAAGATTGCAGTTGCCTCGATGCAAGCCGCCAGCAGGTCGGGTGCAGCAGCGCACAGCTTGGCGTTGGCAAAGTCGGGGTAGCCAATCCCAGAGAAATTGGCAATCGGCTGACGGTATTGGTCAAACAGAACGATGCCAAGCGACTCTCTGTTGTCAAACTGCTCTTCAGCAAACCAGCGGGTAGTAGTCATGTCATCCCCCTCAGCGGCTGGTGGTCTTGATTGAGAACACTGCAGTCGTCTTGGTGTGACGAGCAATCGCATCAGCAGGGATGTTGAACTCTGAGGCCAGAGTCTTCCAGTCCACTGTCGAGCGGTTAGCCTCAACGTAGGTGGACTTGAAAAAGTTGCCCTCGAACACGGTGGGGCCACCGGCGCTAGCAACATCCTTGAGCTGGTCCTTGATGGCTTCAGCTTGAGCCTCGAGGTCCTTGATTTGAGCTAGCAGAACACCAAGCTCGTCAACTTGAGTAAGAGTGCGGTCCATCTGTCTATCCTTTTCTCTGTCCGGCACATCGCCGTGATGTAACTATCTCACACACAATCCCTGTGTAGTTGAATCTTTTGTTACAACTTGTTGGAGTTGGCTAGCCAGAAACGGGCCATGCGGGCGTTGTGGACGATGTCGGCCAGCTCTTCGTCGGCACGCTTCCAATTCTTGGCGTTCAAATCTTCGGTGGCTCGACGGATGAGAGTCTCAGCCTTGATGAGATATGCGCTCCAATCTTGTTCCATTTTTTACCCTTGTAGTATGTTGGCAATAATTGCAGTTAAGTATGTGTTTACTTTGGCTTTGGGGTGACAGATGAACCACTTACGTGAATTTGCGACCGTGCGAGAGCATGAGATGCTGGATGCGATTGAAGAGCACGGCACTCAATCTAAGGCGGCTCAAGCCCTTGGGATATCGACTCGAGCAATTGAGCGCGGTCTTCAGAGAGTTAGACTCCGGGCTGCACGACGTGGGATGAGTCCAGAGCATGATTTGATTCATGGGATTCCACCGGGCTACGTCGTGAAAGGCGTATCGACCTACTACTCCGAGGATGGAAAAGTACGCGGCCAGTGGGTAAAGACTAGAGAAGACCATCAGAACTCGGAAGATATCAAACAAGCGTTTCTCGAAGCATTCAAAGAAGACATCATCAGAGTCACACCAACGCACTTACCAACTGAAGCCTGCGACCAGTCACTGCTGTCAGTCTACATCTATGGCGACCCACACATCGGTCAGCGTACATGGCACGAGGAAGTCGGTGAAGACCACGACCTTCAGAAGGCAGAATCAATTTTCCTCCGGGCGCATGACGATTTGGTTGAAAGGTCACCAGCTGCATCAGAGGCCATCATCCTCAATCTCGGTGATTACTTCCACTCCGACGATGGTCAGAATAGAACACTTAGAAGCGGGCACCACCTTGACGTCGATGGACGTTACCAGAAGGTTAGAAAAGTAGGTTTCAGGATACTGCGAGAGATGATTCGGATGTCTCTGCATAAACATGAAAAAGTCAGTGTCTGGAACATCATCGGAAATCATGACGACTATTCCGCAATCGACCTTTCGCTGTGGCTACAGGTCGCTTACGAAAACGAACCTCGAGTCTACGTTGAGACATCAGCCAACAAGTTCTATTTCAAACAGTTCGGCAAAGTAATGATTGCCGCCACCCACGGGGACACAGTTAAAACAGAACAGATGCTAGGAATCATGGCAGCCGACAAGCCTGCGATGTGGGGTGAATGTACACACAGGTATGCACATCTAGGACACATCCACCACAAGACTCTCAAAGACCTACCGGGTGTATCAGTCGAAACCCATCGAGTCTTACAACCATCAGACCTCTGGGCACACAACGCCGGATACAGGTCTCAACGTGACGCTCAATGTATTACGTATCACCGTGACTTCGGAGAGTACGCTAGAACAATCGTCAATCCTTCTCGGGTTTCTTCAAAAGAATAAAACAGAAACCCAGAATCGTGAATGAGTACCAGCCGGCAGTCTTCTCAAAGTTCAACCAGAACTTTCGGTCACCCCGGACACAATGGTTGTCTTCCCAAACATTCAAACAATGTAGGCGCACGCTGCAATCCCCATCAAAAGAATAGAAACGATAACGTCAGTCTTATCAAACACAGGTTTCTCTTCAATGAACAGAGGAACGTCTCGACCATAAGCCTCTTTCATCGACCGAGGAACCCGGTAGTCATGAGCACGGTACTCAGTAAACTTCTTCATTATTATTAATCCTTAGTAATATCTACCCATGCTGGTGGAACGCACCTAGCCTAATCCCTAAGTGCCTTCAACTGTCTACCCACGCCGGAGCCAACAGCACCCGCCAGACGTTCGATTAGAGGCTCTGGCTTCGCCACCTCCCGCGCATCTCAAATCTAACCCCACAGTGCGCGTATCCCTAGACCCCTGCCGTATCTCGCCGACAAGCCTAGCGGTCTTCCAAAAGCAAAACCCCAGTGTACTGATAGAGGCTTGGCCCTTGGCTTGGGCAACACTAGAACACGGCGTTTAGGTACGTGTTGCAGTGCCACACAAGCCCCTATCAATAGACTGGGGTCTTCCTAAACGCGGTGTCTAGGTGCCACCCCAGACAGGCTGAACCATAACGTATCATTTTGGACTCGTCAACAACTTTTTTTGTAGTGCTGTAGTCATAGAATGACCTTAATCTTTACAAGCGCATCCGCGCTAACTGGGAGACTTTTATGCTTTGGAATATCACCAACATCGTCCGCTTCGAGTACTGGGTTGAAGCAGACAGCGCCTCTGACGCTATCAAGGATGCGGTTGACCGCGATGCTGACGAGACCACCGAATCGTGGCACGCCGTCGAAATTGATGAAGACGACGTTCTTGATGATGAAGAAGACTTTGACGACGACGAAGACGAACAAGAAGCAGCTTGAAAAATAGCGGGCTACGGCCCGCTTACTTTTTCGTACCAGTCCTGCATACGGACCAGCAGTTCATCCGGTGAGTCACAGACAAACTTTAAACTTCCGTCTGGCATGACCCGGTGAACAGCAGCCACATTCAAGCCATCATCCGTGTTGCCAGTGATGATGAGTACAGTGAAGTCAGGAACCTTCGCTAGAGCCTCTAGGAGGCGTTGCTGGCCTATCTTGATAGTCTCCCCCGGGCGCTTCCATTCAGCCACCAGAAAGCTCCCAAAACGCTCCATAACCATATCTAAATTGCTAGGCAGGAACTTAGGGTTTGACTCAATCATTCCCACGAAAGGCGTGAAGTCAATGTGGGCGGCTTTTGGGTTTCTCATCACGGCGGAAATTCTCATTTGATTGTCAGCCGTTCGGTTTGCCACAAATGTAGCAAGGTCTTCTCAAAGGCATCCTGCCAAAGCTGTTGACGCTCGACCCTTGAGAGTTTGGAGCCTTGGTCAATCTCGTGATGACAACTACTACACAAGAAGGCTATGAAGCAGTCATGGGCCTTGATAGACATCCCCTTGCCATGGCGACTCCAATTAGAGTGCGCAGCCACCACAGTACCGTCCTGAATCCCACAGTGCATACAGGGCTGGTCTCTAGCGGCGTCAAGTAACTTCCTGTTCCGATAGTTCATAGCCACCGCACGATTCGACGTTGCGTTGAGGACAGACACTTGCCCTGCCAGTTGAAGAGGGACCCTGTGATGGTGTCAGCAAACACCCCAACAGGCTTCTTATCCCAAATATGAAGTTTGTAGACTTCCCTCTCGACTTGACCTGTGATGGTCTTCATCAAAACTTTTTTAACCGGAAAGTCACCGCGTTTCAGAACACCCAGATAGACCTCGGAGATGCACATCGACTCTTCGGATACCGGGATGATTTTTACAGGACTCTTCCTTCGGACCGATTTGAGGCTTCTTGACTTCGCCAGACATCGATTCTTGCTTGGGCTGCGATTAAGTCCCACCGGAGTTTCTCCTCGATTTCAATGGCCTCTTTCAGGCCCTTCAGTAGTTCTCTGTACTCTACGTGAGCGTAGGCTTCACGTTCTTGTGCTCCGACCGTCTCCTCAAAAGACTCCTTCATCAAAAGAGCCTTCTTCGACTTGCGGAACTCCTCGAGGTAGATTCTTTGAGCCTTCGCCGCAGCAAAGTCTTTCGCGTTTTCAAGGATAAAGTCCACCGCCTTGTGCGGGTCAATTTTCATGTCTTCTCCACTTTTACAAAGGGGCACCACGCCACTCCGGGGTTAGCCGCCTCAAACTCTTTTTGATGAATCTGACACTCTTCCTGCGTTTCGTATGCACCTAACCAAAAGACTTGACCGTTGAACAGAACTAAAAGGTTGAACCAGATAAGCATGAAATCCTCACTTTCGCGTAACCACCAACGTGAGGCCCCCAGAACACAGTCAGTTTGTGAATCTGGGAGTCGTCGTCATACACGCCGGCATGAGCCAGCGAATCCAGTACGCTCTTGAGGATATTGTCTAAGTCCCTCTTCCGATTGTCCGGACGAAACGCCTCAATCGACATCTCAATCTTTTCACTGCCGAACTTGCCAACAGCCTGTTCAGCAATCTGTTCGCAGACGGCCTTGCGATAGTCAACGCCCTTCTTCGACAGAACAACCCTGCCTCGGAATGAACGCCAGTACGTGTTAATGCTAGGCGGCCACGGCAGAATTATCGTAACCATTGCTCTGCCTTCTTCCGGCGGAGTTCTGCTTGCTTCGCCCTCAGTTTTTCAACCATACCCTTTAAGTCGTGAGTGGCCTCAGCGCCACGAATCTTCTCGCGCTCGCGGAAAGCCTCCGCACGAGCCACCACCGGGTACGTCAGCAGGCGCTTGGCTTCGCATTCTTTGCGCCATTCAGGACAGCTGCTACACACTACAAATCCGTCTTCGAGGGTAACCATCGACGGCGCGTGTTCACACAAATGCGAGCCAAGGCACTCAGGCATCATTTTCTCCAAAGATGTCGGGGCGCAAATCCCGGCGAGAGACTTCCCCGTTGGTATACCGGTCAATGGCTATCGCCAGCTCCGGGCTAGGGCGGCGGCTTCCAGCAATCAACAAAGCCATCCACGTCCGCGAGACACAAATACTGGCCGCCATAGCAGCCTTTGACCCACGGGGCTTATCAAAAAAATACTGTTTCAGGTTCATACGTCCTCCTTTCATACACCTTACATGATTGAATTTATCGTTACAAGGGGGTTGTAAGTCGCCAACAAATGATGTAAGGTGGGGTTCCCATTCAGGGAGACAGCGATGGAAAGAGACGACCAGTATGAGGCTTGGCATCAGGCCGAGCTTGAGCTTCAGAAGATGATGGAAGAAGCGTTGAATCGAATTGAACGTAACAGCGCGACCAGTGAAGACGTAACGCTTATGCGCTACGCCTGTGGTCTTGGAAAAAGGAGCGAATGATGTCTTTTGTAATTCAAGCGGGCAGCAAAGGTAGTTTTACTCCCGTTCCTCCGGGTATGCATTTGGCCCGGTGCTACCGAATTATTGACCTCGGCACCCAGCAGTCTGAGTACATGGGTGTGACCAAGCATCTTCCTAAGTTGATGATGCAGTGGGAGGTTCACTCTGAGGATGACAACGGCAATCCCCTGTTAACTACAAAGGGCGAGCCGATGACCATCTCGAAGAACTACACCGTAAGCCTTTCCGAAAACGCCACCCTGCGCAAAGACTTGATTGCTTGGCGCGGTCGTGACTTCACGCCTGAAGAACTCAAGGGGTTTGAGCTTGGGAACGTCTTGGGTCACTGGGCAATGATTTCTGTTTCTCGCTCTACAGGAAACAACGGTAAGGAATACACCAACATCAACACCATCAATCCGGTGCCCCCGAACATCAAGAAGCAGGGCCTACCGGAGGCTTACAACATCACGCAGATGTTTGTGCTTGACAACCCAGATATGACCATCTGGGAAACCTTCTCTGACGGTCTCAAGGCGAAGATTGAAAAGGCGCCGGAGTGGAGTTCGCGGATGTCTTACGCGCCAGTCCCCGTTAAAGATTCACGCCCAGCCCCAGAGAAAAAGACTTACGAAGACTTAGACGACGACCTGCCTTTTTAACACCCAGTGCGCTGGGAAAGGAGATAAAAAAATGGACTTCATGCAACGCCAACTCAACATTTCCCAGCAACTGATTCAGATGATGACAACTGACGTTGAATATCAGAGACAGATTGCTGACATCACTCACCACTACGAAGCCTTGCTGAACGAAAAGAACCGCAAGATTCGGAAGCTGGAATCAACGATTCAGGCCATGAAATGTTTAAGCGGAGAGACTGCATGACAAGACAAGAACTGATACGACTAGCACACGAAGCAGATTGTCTGGACCCACAGCACTACGGTTCTCAGTGGGTGGACAAACTCAATCGTCTAGCAGAGCTGATTAAGGAGCACGTGAAAAAAGAGATGAAGGCAAAACTACAAGAATGGTCAGATAAATGACCTCGCCTACCTCAACCCTCGGAGTTGCTAAAAGTGCTCATGAGAACTCAACTGGTGAAAGATTCTGTTCTAGCTGCCGGAAGTATGTCCGCATTGAGAAGGGCGGAATGTGGAAGCCAACAAAGAACACTAAGCGATGGCTATGCGGACCCTGCGCGGACAGGACGTACAAAAAGCCGTGACACCAAAGGAGACACCATGAGCGGTACTTTTGAAGAGGCTCTTAAAAAGGCCATTGAAAAGCGCAAAAAGGAACAGGAAAAGAAAAAATGACAGCCACTCAATCTTTTGAGTCTCTACAGAGCAACGTCATCCAGTGGGCACTGGACCGTGGCATTGTCCAAAACTCCAACCCCCGCGCACAACTACTCAAGATGTTCTCAGAGGCCGGGGAACTCGCCGATGGCGAAGCAAAGGGAAGACTCGACGACATTGAGGATGCTGTAGGCGATGTAGCTGTCTGCCTCATCATCTACTGTCACTTCTACGGTCTCACCGTACCCAAGTGTCTAGATTCTGCGTGGCACGAAATCAAGGACCGTAAGGGCCACATGATTGAAGGTGGCGTGTTTATAAAGGAAGAAAAATGAGCAGATTGATATCAAATTCTTTTGTCATTGTTCGTGACGAAAACTTCCCACCTGCAGACATAACCATAACCGCAGACTATGGGGTGGATGGTCTTGGGTTTAGGCTCACCCAAGGTGATGACACCGTCTTCATGGATAACGATGACATTGCCGCTTTGATTGAAGCGGTCAATCGACTCAGGGAAGAGCACAAAAATTGGGAATAATTCTATGAGCCTTATCGCATCAGCCCGCGCAGCTGAGTCTACGCACTGGTATACCCGCGATGGTGAGCCGATGTATACCGTCGAGTCAGCAAAGGGTCTACAACGCCCTACAACGCTCCGTGACGCGCGAAAACTGAATCTTGTACCCTCGGTGACCACCATCCTTAATGTGGCCTCCAAACCCGCTCTAAACGCGTGGATGCAGCGTCAGGTCTTGATGGCGGCTCTTACCCTTCCGAAGAGGGATTCAGAGTCTGAAGATGAGTACATCAGCCGGATTCTTGACGACTCAAAAGAGCAGGGTCGAGCAGCGGCAGATGCCGGCACAGCTATTCACGAATCTATTCAATGTTCTTATGAAGGACGGTCCCATAGTGGTGGCCATGACAAGTATGTTGAAGCCTGCAGAGACGCTGTGAAGAACGTCTTCGGGGAACAGACTTGGGTATGCGAACGAGCCTTTGCGCATGAACTAGGGTTCGGTGGAAAAGTCGATATGCACGCCCCAGATATCGTTGTGGACATCAAAACAAAAGAGTTCACTGATGCTGACAACATCGGAGCGTATGACGAACACCTAATGCAGCTGGCTGCCTATCGGGTAGGTCTTGGTATGCCTACTGCGCGGTGTGCAAACGTCTTTGTCTCAAGGTCTGTGCCCGGGCTGGCAGTCGTTAAGGAATGGCCCGAGGAAGACTTGCAGACAGGGTGGGAAATGTTCACCCACCTGCTTTCGTACTGGCAACTGAAAAACTCACACTCTTGAGGAACCTATGATTACTGATGAAGACATCCGTCAAATTTTTCTGTATTGCGAAAACAAAGACCCCGAGGGACTATATGCAGACGAAGTAGATGTCCTAGAGTTTGGCAAAAAGATTGCTGCTGTTGCTAGCATTCAAGCCCGTCGTGCAGAGCGAGAGTTCTGCGTTGATTTTGTTAGTACTCTGAACAAAGAAGTGGCTAAGGTTCTTGCGGAGCAAAAAGAAAACCATGAGATATAGTTGTTTTCTAACAGGCGATGACAGCGACATTGACATTCCATATGTCATGGAAGTCGCTGAAGATTTTGATGACGGCTGTATTTATGATACTACCGAAGTTGCCAAACTTCTAAGCATGGCTTATGAGAATGGCTACAAAAAAGGAAAACAAGAAGGGCACGACATTCTTATGAATGTTCATGCCCTCATGTTGATGCCTGCCGGCGGTACTGCTTAACGGGTTGCAGAGATTTCCTCTGGCGGAGCGGGGCGGCTTCTCAAATAATCTCGCAGCAAAATTATGGGAGCCAAAGACAGGCCGCCAACCGTTCCGATTCCCCGAACAGCAGCAGTCGCTGGGTTAAAAGCCGGAACCATAGATGCTGCTGAAAACCCACCCTCAAGGGCTGACAACACAGCACCTGTTCTGTCACCTTGTTTGTAACGCTCAACAGCATCAGCAAAAGATAGTCCAGTTCCTAGACCGCCTAAAGCGCCCAATATAATCGGCGCCTTAGATGCTTTATATCCAGCGCCGGTAAGAAAGCGTGACAGTGGGCCACGACGTTCTTTTGCAAGTCTCTCTGCCTCGGCAACAGCATCCGCATAATTTTGCTCTCGAGTGGAAAGTTTCCCGGCCAAGCGAGCCGACTCTGCTGCCTGCGCTCTCATTTCTCGAGCGGCCAACTCTGCCGCCGAACGGCGCTCTCGAGCAGCTCGTACCTGAGCAGCTGCTTCTTGTTGAGCTTGCAAAATTCTTTGCGCTTCTGCTTCACGTTCTGCAAACGCAGCGGTTTGTCTTCCCAAAACAGACGACTCTCTCTCAGCTTGTTGAGCCGCTTCAATTGCTGCAAGACGTTCCGCACCAACTTCAGCAGGAACCGCAATACCTTCAGAACTATAAAGTTTTATGTTTGGGTCAATTCGACGCCCAGCAGCCCGGCGCTCTTCTTCAAGACGCATCAAAGTATTGGCACCCCTTTCGGTTTTGCCAGACATACTTTCAATTTGCGAAATCAAAGAGGCAGGCAAAGGCTCGGGGGCGCCAGTTCGTCCCCATGAACCTATTGCGTAGTTTTGAGCGCCCGACAGTTTTGGTTGACGGGCGGCAGCCTCCGCAGCCTCTGCTTTAGCAAGGCGGTCTGTGATTGACTCAATCGTCGGCGGCTGCATACCAGCGGCCTGCCTTGACGCTGCGCGAGCCTGTCTCAATTCCTCTGCAGCATCATTTAATTCATTGTTAGCAGAAACAATCGATTGCTGCAAATCGGCTGGCGATTGAGCCTCCCCCCTCAAAAGAGCGGAGTCTCTGACAGAATTAAGTTTGCTTTCTGCTTCCCTTACTCTTTGCTCTGCCCTGAATACATCTTTTTCCGAAATCTCTACTGGGGCTTTAGGTTCCAAGAAAATCTTTTCAGCAACACCTTTTGCGGCACCAAGCCCTGCCGTTGAAGCAACCTCTTCGCCGTACTTGTTGGCAATATCTTTTACTCGGTCAAGAAAAGGTTTTTCTTCTTCTTCTTTTTTTCCTTGCTTAGGAGCTTCATAAATAGATTGAGTGGTGGCAAGAACGCCAGACAAAGACTCTCCATAGTTTTCGTCTTCTGCGTATGGGCCCTTTTCCCCAGACTGCAAACCTTCAACAAATTGATTGAGGTCGGACTTTGCATTAAGAGCACCGGGGAAGTTGCGCTTAATCATGTGCGCGTAATAATCCCCAAAAGCCTCGGGGTCTTCAAAGTTCAAATACTTCTCACCCTTAGCTTCCTTACCCCCACCAGCAAAGTCTTTGATGTTTCCAAGGTTGTGTTCACCAACAATGCTAGTGCCCCACCTTGTTTCAAGACCCCACTGGGACAGCAGAATGTCAGCAGACACACCAATCTTCTCGCCGACATCTTCGGCAATTGGGGCGTATTCCTCAATAAACTGTCTCTTGGCATCCATATCACTCGCCCTCAAGTTTTCTGCGAATCTTTTTGGTTTTCGGGTCACGAATGTATCCCGGCGGAACATCACTTTCACTGCTTTCTGGACTCTTGATTGTGCCTCTAATAGTTTTAGTAGGCTTCAACAAGTTTGCATTTTGCTGCGCCAGAGCGGTAAGAGCCTCTCTGTATCCAGACTTTAGGTCCTTCATTTCTTGACTGGCCAAGGCTTGGTCGGTTGTCAAACCGCGACTCTTTAATTGTGTAAGCAAATCAAACCGTTGGTCAGCATAACGAGCACGCATCATCGTGGCCGTAGTAATCATTTTGGTTGCCTCGGGAGAGGCGTTTTCAACCGAAATCATTTCATTGGCCAGTCTGGTTTCTAGGTCAGACGTAGTGCCTTCACCCGGAATCCGAGACATTTCTCGGTTTGCTTGTTTCATTGTTGCCAACTGATTGGCAAACAAAGACAAGGTATCCAATTCTTTTTGCGTCAAGCCTGCTTCAAGCAGCTTTTTTACCGGCAAATTGATAGATAGCGAACCACCGCCAACCGATGCCGAAAGACCTTCGCTAATGGCACGAGCAACTGACTGCCCAACCCCGGGCTTGCTCATGATGCGGAATGCATCTGGATTGGTATTAATGAGCCTAACCATAGACTCACCGGTGGACATAAGCGTGCCAGAAACTTCAGCAGCAGAGCGCCACTTGTTTGTTAGCTCTCCAGCGCCCTTAGCGGTAGTTCTTGCTTCCTCTTGTAGAGCCTCTTTAGTTGCAGCCCTTTCAGACGCGGTGGGCGCCGTGCGTTGACCCGCGCCTGTCTCTGGTTCTGCGGCCTTCGGGGGTTCTGCGCTAGGCACAGCCTCACTAGGAGTCGGCTCTGCACCTTCAGTGGGTGCGCTCGGTGCTGAAGGTTGCTGGCGTTTGGTTCCGGTAATTATTGCAGCCAGTTCGTTATATCCCTGCGAGCCGGGACGGAACGAATTCAATCTAGCCGCCATTCCAGAGTCAACACCATCAAAAGAACCCATATAACTTCCATCTGGGTTGTAAATGGTCAGCCCATCTACAGTCTTGCCGGTCGGGATAAGAATTATTTTGCCGGTGCCACGGTCAAAGATGCTCCCCTCTTTAGGGTCAAAACGGTCTTTCTTATATTTGCGAATCTCTTCGCGCATTTTTTGCGGGTCACGAATTCCAGATGTCCACAATTCTTGAACCAATTGTTGGTCAGACTTCAAATACTCAGGGTCACCCTCGGCCACTTGAATGCCAAAGTTTTGAAGCGAAGACTCAAATGACGATGCGGCACCCGGGGCGGCCCCTGCAGGAGCGCCAGCGGGAGCGCCTGTCCCGGCGACTGCCCCAGCGGGAGCACCACCATATCCAGCAAGTTGACGGATGGCTTGAAGCTGAGAACCCTTTTGTTTGATACCGAGAACTTTCTCTTCTAGTTCTGCTTGCATCTTGGCCATATTTTGCTGGCGCACTTGTTCTTGTTCAGAGCCTTCGACGAGAGCCTGAACACCCATACCAAGAGACTCACCAAACGAACCCGACTTTGTCGGCGACAACAAAGCCTGAGAAATCTTCATCAGGGTGGGGTCAAACGGAAGATTGGTACGTTGCTGCAAAGTATTTTGCAGTTGTTGATACCGAGAAAGCAGCGCCTTTTGCGCCGCCTGTTCTTCCTCTATTGACTTGGCAAACGGGTCAAGTTGGCTATCTTGTTCGTCCATAAAATTTAACCTTTATTATGCAGCCGGTTGAGACTTCTCAATAATTGGCGCATTGTTGACGTTAGAGCCAAAAATACTGTCATACGTGCTACTACCCAAAATGCCTTGCAAAACTGATGGCAACAGGCCAGTTTGCGTTCCACCAGCTTGTTGAGTTGCAGCAGCTGAACCACCCGGGCCATACAAGAACGCACCGAGGCCAGTAAGAACACCACCGAGAGTAGCCAGCGGGCTGGGACCAAATGTAACGCCCGGACGAACACCAGTCTCTTGGGTGGTTTGAGTCGTCGGAATGGAGCCAGCATACGGAGCCAACAAGCCAGCGTACTTAGCGGCTTGAGCCATTGGGTAGTCAAGTTCAGCTTGGGTTTGTGCTTGTTGTGCTTTGCCTTGACTCATCAAGGTATTTAGACCGCCTTGTGCAATATTTTGTTGTGCAGTTCCAAGTTGACCAGCAGCTTGACCGGCTTGAAGCATACGACTCAAATCTGTCTGCGCCGCACCGAGGGCTTGACCATATCCAGACTGAAGGGCTTGGGCTTGTCGGCCAAGTAAATCGGCCTGCAAATCACGCATGATGTTGCCGGTGGCCTGCATGGCACGCTGACTTCCAAATCCACCCACACCCGCAGTGGCCGCACGAAGGCCCGGCAGAACACTCTCCTGAATGTTCCGCTGCTGTAGGCGAGCCATCTCATCCACAACATTCTGAGTGTAGGGATTCAGATACTGCTGCACCATCGAGGGGGCAACGCTTTGCCCAGCAGTATTCAGAAAGTCTGAACCCATGCCAGTCGTAGCGGAGCCGGCAAAAGCCGTGCTGGGGGCGACATCAAATGCTTGTTGTTGAAGAGGCGACAAACCAGCAACGCCACCACCAGTCACGCCTTGTTGACCAAAGTTGGCGATGTTCTGTAGGTAGTCGGTATAAAACTGAGGAGTCTGCGTAGACTTCTCAGTCGTCATCGTTGTCGATGGCGGCGCAACACCTTGTGTCCAATCCATCACTTCACCTCTTTCAAATAAGCCAGCGGCGATTTAGCCTTAGGCGGGATTTTGTCATGTGGCGCACTTCGTTTGTGTTTACGAATCTGCTCTCGGAACTTATCAAGAGCTTCTGCGCCAGCTTTATTAGAGCCATCACCTAGAGCCGCGACGGTGTCAGCATCAATCACGTACTCGCCATCGCTGAGAAGCGCAGGGATATCATCCGACTGACCAGTACCAGCCCCTCTTACAGGAGCGCCATGGCGGAAATCTAAACGACCACCGTGGGCGAATAGCGGAGTGGCCAGACGCGCCAGACCACCATGCGCGAGAGGAGTAGAGCCGAGCCTTTTCGCCAGAAGGTCTTTGTTTTCTTGAGACACGGACGAAACAGGAATAGGAACTACTCGAACCGGAGCAATCTGCGGGGTATCGGGCTTAGGAATGTCAGATAGCTTAGGCATCTTAATTCCAGCGTACTTGTCGCTAGAACTGCTATCAAACAAGCCCAACACTTTACCCAACAAAGCCGCAGCCGCAAGACCGCCAAGAACTCCGCCTACACTTGTTCCGCCCGGAGATGGGGCTGGGGCTCTAGTTGGCGCAGGCGTAGGCGTAGGCGCTCTAGTTGGCGGGGGCGTGGGAGTAACTTTGGGGTCAACCCAAGGTTCAGAAGTATTATCTACCTTGCCAGCATCATCCCGAAGATTCCTTGGGTCCCATAAATCAAGCAAGTCATTTTTAGTAAAAACCGTAGAAGTATTATCTACTTTTCCAGTATCATCCCTGAGATTTCTTGGGTCCCATAAATCAAACAAGTCATTATTAGTAAAAATTTCAGAAGTATTGTCTACTTTTCCAGTATCATCCCGAAGATTTCTTGGGTCCCATAAATCAAGCAAGTCATTATTAGTAAAAATTTCAGAAGTATTGTCTACATTGCCAAGGCTATCCCGAAGGTTCCTTGGGTCCCACAAATCAGCCAAGTCATTAATATTAAAAATATCTGACGTGTTATCTACAATACCGCTAAAATCACGCAAATTGCTTGGACTCCACAAATCTGCCAAAAAGTTTGTGTTGCTCAAAACATCTTTCAAGTTAGCAATATTGCCAACATCAAAAGAATCGGCGCCAATGATTGGAACTGTCAATGGACCAATGTCTCCGCCAAAAAAATTGCCGAAGTCTTCAAAATCAAAACTAATGCCTGACAAATCAAAGTCATCCATTTTCTTTCCCTTATGACCGAGTTACAGGACGGCCAAGTTTGTCAAGTCCAACATATCGACCTAACGCATCAAATCCGTAACTGAATGCTGGGGCCAAAACACCTGCGGCTGCGCCAAAACGCGGGTCTTGATTACGTAGGGCAGTTTGAGCCGCTCCCGACAATGCGCCCGTAACCATATTTGCAGGAAGTCCAGTTAATCCAGTCTGTTGCACGCCATAGTTTATCAGAGGGCCGGTAGCACCCATAACGCCACTTACAACTGGGTCAAAACCCGCCAATGAAGAAATACCAGCGCTTGTCAAACCGCCAGCAAGCGAATTGGCCAAAACATTTGGTGTGCCCGCTGGGAGTGCGTTTTTAATGGTGCCTGCAATTTCTGGGGAAATTAAATTAACGCCCAGATTCATCAATCCACTTTGAAGGCCCGGCAGTATTGGGTTGCCAGCCAAAGCGTTTCCAGCGGCATTGCTAGCCATAGAGGCCAATCCACCAACCACGCCCGGTTTTAGGGGCAAGCCAGCGATATCAACGTCACCTAATACATTGCCTGCATATCCACCAACCCCACCACTAATTGCACCAATAAGCGGGTCTCCGCCAAACAAAGCGCTTTTACCAGCGCCAAGAACTGCTCCACCAACAACCGGGGCATATGCTGTACCGGCGCCCAAGGCAGTGCCAACTTGAGTTGCAAAGCCCTGCATACCCGGAATAAGGGCTAGACCAATACCGGCAATCACTGGAAAGTACTTGCTCCAGAAATTTCCGCCGGTCGGAGTGAATGAAGACGTACCACCAGCAATGCGGTAACTGTCTTCGCCGGTCTTCTTAAGAATGACGTACTGACCGCCCTTCTTGCCACCGCTTGTGGTGACAATGTAGGTGTCATCTGTTCCGGGGGCCAATTTAGGCGCTGAACCGCCCTTGGCAATCTCTCGCAGGTCTGCAGTCGTGATGTCTTTGTCACCACGCAGTTTAGCCATGTCGTTGGCAAACTCAGTCCACTCTTTAACGCCCTTATCACTAAGGTCGGGCATCATGGACTTGATGTCTTCGGGTGCAACAATTCCATCAGCCAGACCTTGTGCGATAGCAGAGGCCATCTGCACAGAGACGCCAGTAGAAGTCTTGCCGTTTTTGGAGCCTTGGAATAGACCCCAGTCGTTTATGAGGTTAAGACCAAGGTTGAACTTATTGGTGGCCTCGTTAATAGCCTTTAGGTGGGTTGGGTCGTCTTTTGCAAGAGAGTCGTAGTTAACCCCGACAAGTTTGGTGCCAAGGTTGTAAACCCCAGAATTTGCCAATTCCTGAACAAGTTCTGGAGTTAATGGAATATTAACTTTAGCAACATCAGCAGGATTAGTACTATTTCTTAGCGTATCAATGTTTGATTGAATTGTTTTAATGCTTGTCTTTTTTTGTTCTTCTGGCGGAAGGCTATTAAAAACCTGTTGAGCGTTAACTTTCCAAAATCGTTGGTCTTCGGGCATATCTCCCAAAAACTCTTCTGCAGTTTTGGTATAGAAGTTTTTGTATACTTGGTCGCCCGGAAGGTATGCAGAGCCTCGATAGTCATTGGCCTGCTGTTGATAGTCATTGCGAACAGAGTCCGCCATTCCTTGGGCAGTCTTCTTATCAATACCGTTTGCAATAGCCGATTGATAAAGAATGTCAGCGGCACTGTTACCAGTTTTAATAATCTGGTTGTAGGCACCTTGTTCTTCTGTTGTGTATGCGTTTTTGCCTAAGAAGGTATCCGCAGCCCTCAATGCTTGATTCTTAACGGCTTGAGAAATTTGGGTCGCGGTTGCTTTGTCAGCACCCTTTGTAATTGCGTCTTGATAAGCCTTATCTGCTGCGGTAGACGCATCAGCAACCATTTGGTTATATTTTGCTTTTTCTTCAGGTGTATAAGAACTGCGAGAAAATTCTTTATTAAGAGAAATCCCGTATTGGTCAAAATCCGCGGCGGTTGGGTCACGAACAATTCGGCCACCCGGAAGAATCAGGTCACCAGATGCAGTGACATAGGGCTGAGTAATGTCTTGCCCGGTATTAAATGCCGCGTATGGATTAGTTGTTTGTTGCGCATTTTGTCCATAAATTTGGCTAACTACATCATTGCCAACTGGGGCTGCTGCTCCCGTATACAGACTTTCACTTCTAACCCCAGTGGTTGGTTGGCCAAATATAGAGGCGTTAGCTTTAGGCGATACAGTAGGAGTTCCTTGAGGAGCAGTCAGGCCATACTGTTGATAGTCAGACACAATCGGATTGGTGATAACCCGACCATCTGACGTGTACATGGTGTCACCCACCACAGTTGCGGTAGGACCAAAGATTTGCGCTCCAGAAACAGTAGTGGTTGCTTCTGGAAGGTTGATGTTTAAAGGCGAACCCGGTGTGGCGTATCTATCAAGACCAGTCGGCGGAGCAACGTAATTAGATACGTTAATTGACGGCGCACTTGGGTCATATACAGGCGGCTTTGCTCCCGGAACATAGGGGCCATAAGCAGACGCGGGGGTGACAGGCGCGGCGGCAGACAATCCACCTACAGTAGATGGTTGCGCTTGATACGCCAGACTAGGATTTTTAGCTAAAAAAGCCTGCCCTTCAGGCGTGCTAAACCAAGGATGTCCAGCAGGCAAATACCCAGTATCATCAACTGAAGGCTGTCTCTTATCTTCTAGAGTCTGCTGCGGGTTACGCATTTGCGGGTCTTGCGTAACAGACAGCCCACCAAACGGCGTTGGAGATGGCGCGTTGGTAATGTTTAAATTTGCCCAAGACGGGCCATAAGAAACATCATCTATTGAGGTAATTCCAACAGGAGGCGCGAACGAAGAAGACGTGCCGGCATCAGGATAAGCATAAGATGTGGGGGCGAAAGGCGCCTGCGTAACAGACAGCCCACCAAACGGCGCAGGGGGTGGCGCGTTAATGATGTTTATGTTTTCCGGAACCAAATAGGGTATTTCTGGAGCCAGATAAGGCATTTGGACAGGAGTTGGTGCTGAAATAGGCACATATGGCGCAGGAGGGGCGGCAACGTAGCCCATTCCAAATGGCGCCGTGTAGTTTCCTTGGGTTTGCGGAATGTAGCGGTCAAAAATGCCCATTATTAGCTTGCTCCAAAAGATGGCGCGTTAACTGCGTTGACTACAGCCGCCGCCCAATCATGCCAGTCCTCATAAATGTAAGGCCCCGGCACTGCTTCATTGTTAAATACTTCAATGGCTTTTAACCCTGCCGCCCAACCTTTCCAGTTTTCTTCACCGGAAGGGATTTCTAGTTGTTGAGCTGCGTATAGCTCACACATCAGACAAGCCCAAGACTCAAATGTGTGATATCGCGGGTCATAAACGAGAGCTGGAGAGGCCATCTTAGTAACCCCGCACGTCGCCCACGTTGGCGTTCAGAAGGATTTTACCCGTCTGGTAAGTACCACCAACTACGTTGCTTACAAACTTCAAACGAAGTTCACGACGCTGCTCACGCATATCAATCTTATTGGTGTTGTCGTCAAAATAAAACGGCGCAGAAAACTCTGATTCTGCTTGAGCATACGGACGACCAATCACCTGACAATACATTTCACCTGACATCACAAAGTCAGGCTCTATCCGCTCGATGTGCAACCAATAATTGTCCCCAACGCCACCTTGAGTTGGGGCCGGAGAGTTATAAGGACCGCCAGATATCCAACCCAAGTCAGAGGTCGTAAAGAAACTCTCAATGGCAAGGACACCCTGTCCGACAATCTTGTCGGTACCAACCTCGTGCTGCCACAGAGTGGTTTTATTCGGCATGGTTTCAAACGAAGCCGTCACAGTGGCCGAGGCGGTCGCGGCAGCACTAAGTGTCACCGTGATATTCCCCGGGGTCGCGGATGGCGCTATAGCAACCACATACGTTCCTGAGGGTATTCCTGTCGCCACAACAAGCTGGCCATAACCAATCTGGTTGGTTGCAGCCATCTGAATGTTTGCGTTTAGATTTACAGTTGTAATAGACGCAGTGAAGATAGCTTCTTGAGTCGATAAGTCAGTTCCAGAATTAATTGGGAACCGAAAAACTTGCGAGAAGTACCCGGCGCTTCTTGTCGCCCCATCTGCAAATCCAGCGTCATACCAACAACCTTCACGGATGTTGTAGATGATGGCGTTGTTGCATTCCTCCGAAGTACCAGAAGGATAGAACCACCAAATCTCACCGTATCGAGGAACCTTCGTCGCCCATACTTTTTGACGCTGGTCGTAATTCAGATTGTCAAAGAAGTAGTTTTGGTTGAACTGATTCGGAATCTCTTTGACAACACCGTTGTATAACAGGAATCTATCAACACCGCACCAGTAATAAATTCCGTCATACTCAATCACAGACTGAGACGACAGGATTGAAGACTGCGTAGTAATGATGTCGTAGCGCCAGTAATTAGTAGGCGCAAAATTAGGCGTACCCGGCACCCCGAGGGTCTGTGGAGCCAGAGAGACGCGAATCAATGAATCAAGAGACCAGAACAATCCTGACGGCGAGTTAGAACCACCGCGAACAGGAAGGCCCTTAACAATCTTGTTGGATGCCACGTTAACTTCGTTGGCGTCTGGAGAGTTCCAGTCAAACGGGTCACCGCCAGCAGAGTTCTTGATAAGCCCGTTGTTACCGTAGACGAACACATACGGGTGAAGGACACACACACCACCTGAGACTTCAACCAAAGCTCCAGTCGGGCTGGGGCCGTTGATATCTCTCAAAGGGGTAGAAATAAGACTGTTTACAGGAAGAGCCTGAACAGCGGTGTCTGTGGTCGCATCAATCTGGGCAAGGTTCTGTCCGGGGTGAGCCAACAAAAGAGTCGTGCCACCAGTAACATCAAACTCAGCATCAAACTGCCAGAGATTCAAATCGCTCTGTATAAAGTCATTGTTGATGGTTGCAACCTTGATGCTAAATCCAGCCCCAGTCCCACCGATACTCGAGGCGGCAGCACTCAAAGTATTTCCGACCAAGTAATACACACCACCCGCAGTAATCGTTACCGAAGTGACTGCGTTGCCAGAGACAACAACGGTTGCCTTAGCTCCGCTTCCAGAACCGCCAGTTAAAGTGACGTTCGTATACGTACCGTTGGTATATGAAGAGCCACCAACCAAAGTGTTCAGGGTTAAGATTTGGCCGCCGAATACAACATTGTTAACGCCCGAGCCAACACCATTGTTGTCAATGGTTAAAACTTGAAGGCCATTGTTGTAGCCGTTGTAGATGGTATTCGTGCCATCCTCTGAGTTCACAAAGATGCCACGCGAGATACCATCAGTCTCGGTCGTGATAGCCCTAAACCCACCAATCTTTCTGGGGCGCCCACGCTGGAACCTGACCCATCGGCCATCAGTGTGGTAGTTCTTGTCGAAGTCAGTCCCGTCCCGCTGAATACCGGGCTGAGTATCAAGAGAAAAAACCTTTTTGGTCATGGGAACACGCCACCCGCAATGCCGCCAGTAAAGGTGCCAGTGCCCGGAACTGTCAGACCAGTGGCAGACAACGTGAACATATTCGCGCCCAGAATGGCGATGTTGAACTGACCACTGGTGGCACGATAAACACCAGTCGATGATTCGCTTGCAAACCTCAAAGAGGGTGAGCCAACACTACCGTTGGCCAAACTGACCGTAGAAATACCAGCCAGAATTGTGTTGGCATTTAACAAGTTAACTGAGTCGCAAATCAAGGTTGCCTGATTGCCGGCAGTAATTGTTGCCGTGTTTCCTAAACCGGTTGTAAGAGTTACGGTGTAGTTGCCAACACCGCCAACGGTTTCATTGATGATGTAATAGACCTGAACCGTTTGGGGAACGGTAATCGTGACGTTGCCAGACAAAGTGCCTGTGTACTTTTGAATGACGTTTGAGGCTTCAGTCGCGGTCAGCGTATACGACCCAGAGGTCACCGCTTTGGTCAATTGGGTAAAGTTGAACTGCGTCGATTTCCCTAGACCAACCGTATAGAACGCAGTACCGCTACAGACGATGATTGCGGAGTCAGAGGGCTGCAGAACGATAGACCCTGAGCCATCAATTAACTGCCCACCCGAAGTCGCAACAGTCAACGCACCAGTACCGCCGTTACGCAACAAGAAGAACCAGTTGTTTCCTAAGGTCGATGCGCTACTCAAAGTTACAGTGCCGGCGCCACCAGTCCAGACATAGGTCTGCGCACGATACGTTGCATCAGCCGTAGAGTTAGAGGAAAACGTCGTTACCGGGTGCGACTGGTTGAGCGTGGTCGTAACAGCGAGAAGACCATACCCCGCCAGAGTTGCCGAATCCGCACTCGAAGAGCCAACACCAAAGGCGATGTTTCCCCATGTTCCCTGCTCATTAGGGTTGGCCGTGATGTAGATGTACTTAGTCTCGCCCGGGGCAATCGTGATGATTGTGTTCGTGCCCGCATAATTTTTAACCGTGAATGAATTTGAACCGACGTTGCGAATCAACGCATCGTTACCGACCGAAGTCTGATTGGCAGGCGGCATCCACAAAGCAAGGTTCGCAGCTGTCGCGTTGACCTGCATGATGCGAGCCGCATAGTCATCGGTCGCATTGCCATTGATAGGCCACTGCAGTTGAGTGTTAGCCGTCAGCGTAATAGCACGGTAAGAAACGTCCGTAGGCTGGATGACGGTTCCGGTGAAAGGACTGTTATAGCTCATGATTAGGTATCCACAGCAATGGCTTGACGGTCCCCAGTACGCTGAACATCTTCGGCTTTCAGCGTTTGCATAATCAGGTCGTATTGCTGTTGCCACATCGGGGTGCGTTCATCGTTTTTGAGGAACGGCATCGCCTGCAACAAAGAGCCATACAACAATGCCTGTGGGGCATAAATGGTGAACCAGTTAGTCTGGTTAGAAGAATCCAGCGGTTGAATCCGCTCGTAGTACAACACCTCAAACGTGTAGTCATCATCAGGGGTCGGCGCTACCAGCCAATGCGAGTAGTCATAATCCGCATAAAACTGGGGAACCCCGGTTTGAGACGCATCCGGCCAATACTCCCGAAGGTATTCATACTTGCGCAACAAGACAGGTTGACGAACCCCAGCAACGGTTACGTTCATTGATACAGTCTTGTGCCACCGGGCAGGCTTGTTAATGATTGCCTCAGTCGAAACCATCGTGCTCTCTTGAACAGTCATGTTGCCAAGGAACTTGATTTGGCTAGCAATAACTTGTTCCGCCAACATAATGAAGGTCGGAATCTTTTCTAGAGTTGCAGTATCAGTGCGCTCTAGATATGAAGAAATGTCTGCGACCAAAGAATCGTAGGTCATAACAGCCGCTACGGTCATCACCAGCTCCTATATTTGGCAGTCTTCTTGGCTATCTTCTCAGGTTGAGATACAAACTGCTTGCCCTGAGCCTTTCCCTCGCGTTTAGCTTGAGTGGTCGCCGCGTACTCAGCAGACGACAAAGACTGAATTGCTTTCTTCGGCAGATACCGCTCACCAGTGGCCTCAGAGCCTTGCGTAGACGGCTTTCCTGACTTGGTGCCCCAATCCTGTTTAGACCACTGAGACAGGCTGTTATCGGCCTTCTTAGGGCCTTTATAACCGCCGCCAGAGGACTTGTACTTCTGGGTGGCTAGTTGAGATTTGCGGGCGCTCCATTCCCCCGGAGAGCCGCCTTTTCCAGAAGCCTTAACGGAAGCAACGATGCGCTTCCATTTGCTCGGGTCACTCTTGACTGCGCTGCTCATGAATCACCTCGTAGGCTTGTCGGCAGGCGTCGTAGGCAGCTTGAAGCCTTGCTGCGTCGGCAGCGTACCCAGCAAGAAATTCTGCATCTCCCCTTGCCAGTCCCTCACCCGTACATCCCACACTACTTCCGGAATCGTTGGGCACTGGGTCTTGACGGGCTTCGGGGCGCTTGCGCAGGCTGTCAATGAGAGCGTTGTAGCGAAAAGTAGCAGTTTGGTTCGCATTGATTTTTTCCCTTTGAATCTTGTTAACCCGAGCCTGCATATCGCGCTCAATCTGTCGAGCCTTCTCAGCCTCAGCCTGAAGCTGTCTTTCCATCACAATCTTTTCGGCGTCCCACTTGTGCTGAACACTATCTTTGCCGGCGTTGTAGCCTTTCAAAAACGAAAGGCCGAGCATCACAAGCCCGGCCAGTCCACCCAACACCCAACGATTCATCAAGAACCCAAGCATTTTTTATATTCCTGTTGCCTGCGTTTTGTTAAACCCGGTAAAGGGCGACCATTGAACTTGTCCCACCTCAAAATACCTTCACAAGCACCAGAATAATCTCCGGCATTCAACTTTTTGGTTATTTCGCTTTTACAAAAAGCACCTTGGCCGATATTGTAAGTCAACGAAACATATGCATCAAATTCATATTGATACATAGGAACCGGCGCACATTTCCTCACTGATTTCTCAAATTTGTTCGCGTCTCTAAGAAGAGTGACCAATGCCCTTTCGGGGGTAGTCTTGTCTCCCATCTCAACGCCTTCAGTAGTTCCAAACCCAATCGTGGGCACATCTCCTTTAACCGGCTCATACGCCTCGCCTCTATAGCCCTCATGCACCGCAATTCCAACCAGCGCAGCGGCAGACAAACTCAAGGCAGCAACCTGAATCCTCACACCAGACCCATCATCTTGGCGACATACATAGCCAGAATCCCAGCAGCGCCCCAGACAGCTGCGTAGACCCAGTTGGTGGCCATCGACTGTTTGCCGTCTTCTTTCTCTAAAGAATCCACGCGGCTATCAAGGCGCTCAATCAGATTAAAAATTCTCTCTTGAGCCTCGAGCATATTGGCCTGTCTCTCATCAATCAGAGCAAGTTTGGTCAATGCGTTCGCGACATCTCGCATGACGACTTTCATCTCACCCATGTCTTCGTGGAGAGATTCAACCTTGTGAGTCAACAAGGCCATTTCTGTTTCTTGAGACATCAGTCAAATCCTCGGAGTGTTTTCGCTAGTCGAGCGCGTTGCCCTAGTTTACCCGGAGCCTTCGCCGCCTTGTTAAGGGTCTTGGCAGGAATCTTCTTATCAGCAGGAACACCGAGTTGCTTCTTCAAAGCGCCGGGTTTAGAGATTGCCTTCTGAACCCACTTTTCTGACATGATTTACTCCGGTTTGTTAATTATTGCAGTAGATGTCTCTCTGTCCAGATTTAAAACACCATAGCAGCAGACATTCCAATCTTCACTATTTTCTTCTTTCTCACTAAACGAATCTACGTTTAGCTTGAAGTTTTTGACCAAATATTCTTTATCACCTTCAAATACACGCCACACGTGGTCCATTGTTCCACGTCCCGGTTGACCTCGACTCTTATTGAATCGGATGCGGTACTTGTTCATACAATCTCCGCAGCAGGCGCTTGGCACATCGTCGGAAAAGACGGTCTCAAACCAATATTAAAGTGAATAAATTTAATCGGCTCATCAGATTCATGCCTGCTAAAACTATGAGGCAACCAAGCATTTGTAAACATTAACAGACCGGGCTTGGGCGTAAAGTTAACGGCGTTGCTTGCGTAACTTACTTGGGACATGTCTTTTTCATTCCAAGAAATCATGGGCTTACCCGCACGGGGGTCGTGGAACACAACTTTTGAGCAGTTCTCGGGCGTTTCAAGAAAATAAAACCCGACTATCTGTGAGCCTGCGCCATGAACGTGTTGTTCCATAGCTGAATGTTTATAGTGTTCTTGGCAAAACATTTCAGAAAAATATGTCTCAAAACCGTCAAGTTTGTAGCCTTGCTCATTAAGCAAATTCATTGCGGTACCGCCAACATAATATTGAAACGGCAAAATTTCTTGGTTATCAAATAAATTACCAGTCATATGCACTGGATAAATTTCATTGAGTTCTTTTTTGCGAACCTCTACAAGAGCATCTTCCGCAACCTTGGATACTGATTCCAAAAATTCAGGTTTATCAATTTGATAAATAATGGTTGGAAAGTAAATGCTTGCATTGAGTAAATCTTGTTTAGAGGTTTCTTCTGCCGAGGACATGACTTTCCTTTATGTTGGTTGAGTCAGTTCAAGTTTGGCAGGGGGCGTAAACACAGTGCCATCGTAAGTCCAGCCAATGCCACAATCAACGCCATCAACATTGATAACTGTCATATTTTCTGGTGGTGTCCATTCCGTTTCACCATCCCACGAAATAATATTATCAATAATATTTTGATTATTAATAAGTGCGTATCGCATATTAAACTCCAGAATAAACTGTTACAACAACCCTACCGGCACCGCCCGCACCAGATGTTGCGCTATTCGTAGCCCCACCGCCTCCTCCGCCGGGTTGCACTCCTGTTCCTCCAAAAGAACCCGAACCTGTAGCCGAAGCACCGCCATTGCCACCATAAGAACTTACGCCTCCAGCCCCTGTGCTACAAGACCTTACGCCACCACCGCCGCCTCCGCCCCAAACAGAGCGAGCCCCCACTTTTACACTTGCGCAATTCAAACTACCACCTCCTCCACCACCTTTATAAAGACCGTCGATAGGATAATTCCAACTAGCGAAACTGCTGAGATAAAGCGCCCCAGACCCCTCAATAGGTACCCAACCACTTGCAGTGGATATTGAACGGAAACCAACGGGACCGCCGGGATTCGCGAAACTATCCCCAGAACTTAGTTGACCTCCACCGCCGCCACCCCAACCAACACAAGTGCCGCCAGAACGCCCACCCCCACCGCCATAAGCAGAAACACGAGAGCCAAAAGTTGTATTTCCACCTTGGCAACCACATGTAGCAGCCGTTACTGCAGCCCCTCCGGCACCGATTGTTACAGTTTCAGTAGCGGATAAACACGCAATAGAAATCCAACGATAATTATAGCCACCACCCCCACCACCGCCTGCCCCGTTGGAGAAGGCGCCGGTCGCACCCCCTGAACCACCCCCACCCCACGCTTGAATAAAAACTCGTGCAGTTGTTCCATAGCCTGATGGCTTAGTCCAAGTACCCGACGAATTAAATGTGCAAGTTTTAGCGGCTAAAGCACCACCACTTGGTGCAGAACTAACCCAAGTTGTGCCGTTAGAGGTAAGCACATTACCGTTGGTGCCCGGCGCAACAACTTGCAGGGCAGATGTTCCGTTGCCCAACAAAACATTATTACTTGTCAATGTTGTAGAACCAGTACCACCATTAGCAACTGGCAGAGCCGAGCCAGATAAACTTACTGCTAAAGTTCCACTAGTAGTAATTGGAGACCCAGTCACTGACAAAAATGCGGGAACTGTCATACCAACAGAAGTTACCGAGCCAGAGGACGCATTTGCCCAAGTGGGCGCACTTGAACCATTGCTTTGAAGGACTTGTCCGGCACTTCCGGCGGCAGTGAACGCGTATGCAGTACCAGTGCCATAGCTCACACCGCCAGCAGTTGGGGTTGCCGTAGCATTAGTGCCGCCATTTGCAATTGCAAGCGTTCCGGCCACCGTCACCGCGCCAGTCGTTGCGGTGTTAGGGGTCAGGCCAGTTGAACCAAAGCTAATAGACGAGACGTTAGTGACAGCAGCTTTAGTCGCAATCGTCTGAACTACGCCGGCATTGTCCTTATAAAATAACTTGCCGTCGGTGATGTTAATCGCCAGTTCCCCATTAGCAAGATTGCCTGAACTGGGTGCAGCGGATGCTGTTGTCGAGTAATACAGCTGAATGGGCGTATAGCCTGCCTGTGACATCAGAATGTCCCCCCTGAAATGCCACCAGTCACAGTCAAGACTCCGGTGGACGGATTAAACGTAAGTTTGGTTGATGTTACCTTCTGCGGAAGATTCCCAGTATTGGCGGTCACCCATGTTGGGTACATGGTTGAGTTGGTAGATGTATCGTCAGTGATTGCCGTGTTTGTAGCATTCGTAGCATTGGTGGCATTTGTCGCGTTAGTTGCGGTGCCCACAGACAAGGACGACTGGTTAGCCCACGTTGGCGAGCCCGTACCACCAGACAACAGAACTTGACTTGATGTCCCTGCGGCAGAGAACGCATAAGCCGTTCCAGTACCGTAAGGAACCGCCCCTGCCGTCGGAGTGGCGTTTGTGTTAGTACCGCCCTGTGCAATCGCTAGTTGCCCTGAAGTTACCTGTGACGCGGCAATCGCAATCGACGTATTAGTCGCTGAAGTAATCTGTCCCTGCGCGTTAATAGACAGCGCAGGAACGGTCGCCGCACCACCGTAGTTCCCCGAGGACACTCCAGTAGTGGCAATGTTGAACGTATACGCCGGGGACTCAGAAAGGCCAGTACCTGCCGTGTATGTAACTGACGAACCAAACTGCGAGAACACAATTGCCGTAGTGCCTACGGTGATGGGCAGCGGCGTCTGTTGAACCCACGACGTATTAGCTAGCGTCGCCCCAGCGGTAATTAGGAAGAAGTCACCGACGTCAATCTGGTTAACACCAGAGCCTGCGGTGTTGTAATCAGTAGCTCGAGTCAGAATAAATGGGTTTGACCCATCACCGACTTGAGTGACCGTATACACACCGTTATATGCCTGATTGGCTTGATTCTTAACAAGGATGCGGTTAGCAACAACAACAAGCGTGGCGTCTACAGACAGTGCTCCATTCGCCGTTGCTGTAAGGGTTGCACCAACACCTGATGAGCCGTTGTTGTATGTACACGAAGGCAGGGCCGCAGCGGTAGCCAATCGACAGGCTTGGTGGAAGTTAATCCCCGTTGCGATTGAGTCCGCATATGTCTTGTTGACGATGTCATTGCCACTCGTCGGGGCAGTAGTGATTGTCCCCGTAGTCATTGTCACCGACGTGAACGTACCAGCTGCTGGAGTCGTGGCACCCACCGTGGTTCCATTAATTGCACCACCAGTTATGGCTACGTTGTTCGCGGCCTGCGTTGATATCGTGCCCAGACCAGTGATGTCAGTATTTGGTATGGTTGCCGAGGCCGTAAACGCGCTTGTACCAGAACCCTTGACGTATCCGGTCAGCGTTGTGGCACCTGTACCACCATTCGCTACATTGAGCGTGCCAGCGAGCGTTACAGCGCCCCCTGTGGCGGTGTTTGGCGTTAATCCAGTAGTCCCGGCCGAGAATGTAGTCACGCTAACCGAAGACAGCGTCGTCCACTGCGGGGCGGTCCCTGTTGAGGTTAATACCTGACCATTAGTCCCAATTGCAAGTTTGCTGAGTGCAGTGCCCGAGGCGTAGTAAACAATATCACCAGCTGTATACGAAGACTGCCCGGTACCACCATTTGTGGTGATTAGGGTGCCGGCAAACACAATCGTGCCTGATGCGGTAATTGGGCCACCAGAAGTCGTCAGGCCAGTAGTCCCACCAGTCACGTTTACCGACGTAACGCCACCACCTACCGAGATTGCACCCCAAGCATTGTTGGCGTAACCCTCAATGTTTGCCGTATCGGTGTTATATCGAATGGTTCCGTTCAGCGGAACACCGGCTCTCTGTACTGTCGTGCCATTGGGCACCACAACACCCTGATTCCCGGGGAATACTGCGTTGTCAGCAATGCTGATTGTCGGGTTATTGGAGACGCCGGTGCCATTAGCGACCGAAATTTGATTAGATGTCCCCGTAATTGACCGCTGAGTCAGCGTAGAGGGGTCAATAGCAACCACAAATCCGCCACCAGACAGGTTTGCAAGCGACAAAGGTGTGCCAGTAAGGCTAAAAACAGGGTTTCCAGAGGCCCCGTCGCCGTTTGTGACCGACAAACCACTGTTTGCGGTTGTTAACGTGCGGCTAACGACAGTCGTTAAGCCAGTTTTGACTGCAAAACCGTTGCCAGCGGTGTTAAGAGAGGCCGAAGCGCCCGTTAAAGACAAGAGAAGGCTGCTTTGGGCGCCGTTATCGGTCAATCCAAGGCCATTTCCAACCGAAAAGTACCGACTGTTGGCCAGACTAGGCTGATTGTTAAGCGTTAAAAAGGTCTGGGTGAGGCTTGGGCCTGATGTGATAGCACCAGTAGTGGTGCGAACAGTCACACCATTCTGAACAATGGGGACAAGCTCCGTTCCAGTTATTGTTCCTGCGGCTGGAAGTTGGGTAATAGTGACATTTGCCATCAGGTGCTCACTGTCAAATCGTCAAGGTTGCCGTTATTTTCCGGCGTCTGTGTATTTTGCTCCGGCGAAACAACATAGTTATTGTCACCGCCGGTTGTAATGCTATTCGGGTCTACAGCCACGTTTACATCAGGGCGAGGAAAGCGCAAATTAATGCGCTCAGTTTGCCTTGCCGGTAAGCGATATGGGTCTAACTCATCCTTACAACCTTCACTGCATACCTGCAAACCCGGGAAGTTTGTATCCGACGACAAATCCACATACGGGCGCTTCATTTTGCAACGGTCGCAGATTGCGATTGCAACAGAAGACAGGTTAGTGGTGTCAAGGAAGATAGGCATGATTACTTCGTATAAACGCTGATATTGGGCCGCAGGTAGATAGGCGACTTGTCGCGCTCTTCCTGTTCTGCTTCATACAGATACTGACCAGCCATCTTTTCCAGATAGCCAATACGGTCCATAGCAACCGATGGCAACTCAAGGCTCATGCGGTGAGACAGCATCATCACCACGGCCTCATACCATCGTTGCGGGATTTCTAGTTCATCAGTCAAAGCCCCAACGTCCATAATCTGCCGCGAGTACCACACCGTCATCTGAATGAACGGGTCATTAGGGACTGGCCACAGATACATTGACGGCTGAGGAATCGTGCGGTCAAACCAAAACTGATACGGCTGGTTGGCCGTAAAGTTCTGATTCGGCAGATTGGAGTAGTCATCGCGGTTCAAGCGAGACATCTGAATCAAGCGAGCATTGTTTCCGATGTACCACTCACGCAGAGCGAGAGTTGTTCCGTTGTATGCTCGGATTCTGTAGTACGGAACATTCTGGCCGGGGTCAATGTCGTGCCAAACCCACTCGTTGTTTACAACCTCAATGCTTCCCAAATCCAGCAGGGTGTTCCATGTAACGCCGTCCGACGAGTATTCATAAATGATTGACCACGTCGCAGTCCCCGAAGATACATACGGCAGGAAACCGATTGAGCCAGCGTATATCGGGTTGTTTAACCCATAGAAGACTTGGATGTTTCCGTTTGCTGTATTTTGTTGGCAATACGTATCGACGTTGCTGTCATATACGTTAGCCACCACGCCACCAGCAGAGGACGTATATTGCCCGCTAGGACGGTTCATGGTGCGATACAGGACGTTCAGAACGTCAATCGTGCCCAGAGGCAGGGAATAGATATATTGGTCCGCCTTGAGGCCAATAACCTTCTTATTGATGGCCCAGTAGTTGATGCCTAGATTTCCCAGATGCGACAGCAGGAAATACAGCGACTCTCGGGCAGAAAGCAGCTGTTCTGAAGTTAGCTCTTCTGCTAACTTCCCACATCGACGAGCACCATGGTCAATTAACTTTTGAACATTGATGACCGTGGTTCCGACCGTACCCGAGTAAGCCATTTGCTAATCTCCAAGTCACCAGCCCGGGCAATTCCAACGCCTCATTGACGCCCGTGCGCGACTTCCTTTTTCACTTTTCTCTGCAACCGGACCCATACGAGCGCAGAATGAATCACGCCTCGGACCGCCTTGCGGCTGCGGAGCCTTTAGATTCGACCCCGTCTCACGATTGTACTTTTCCCGGCCCTTCGCCGTAAGCCCAGCGCCTTGACTTGCAGGCAGTTTTTCACCGCGACCAATAGCCAGACTAGGACCACCATCCTTCATCTTCTTGTCTGCAGAGACAAACTCTTTGCCCACCGTTTGCGGGATACCAACCTTCTTCGCAAACTTAGGGTTGTGAGCCACCGCTTCCATCAGATTGTGCTGAGAAGGTGATTTGCTTGGCATGATTAGTCAGGGTTCTTGATGATAACAATGCTGAAGTTTGCCGTTACATTGGATGATGTTGTGGCGCTTGCCCGGACTTCGATGTCTGTTTTTTCCGTAAAACCTACCGGGTAATTCAACGGGATGGCAAAAGAAC